TCGCCGGCCTGAGCACGACGTTGGAATAATCCGATACGAGACCATTCTTCGTCGCCCTTATGCGATAGGCGTAGTCGTTCTTCCGCCGTAGGTTGGTCCGTACATAGGTCGCCGTGCCCGCCGACACCGTGACAATGCGCTTGAAGGCGTCCTGCTCCTTGCGTTCCTCAACCTCGGTCCTCGCCTGCGAGTCGCCGTTGGTCCAGAACAAGTCCACGCGCGTGCTCGTCACTGGAACAATTCTCAAGTTGCTTGGAGGCAACGGAGGCTGTGTCGGTGGCGGCACGTTCGTCACCACGTTGAACGGCGTTGTTGGCCCGTCGTTATAGACGCCGCCGACCTGCACGGCTAAGTGCACCTGCCACGTCCCGAACGGCGCGTCGGCCCGCACGACCCACGATGCTGTCAGCGTCACGATTTGGCCTGGATTCACGGCCTGCGACGGTATGCCCGGACTCCAATCGTCGAACGGCCCGCTTTGGTTTGACGCGCCCGGTTGCCGCGCCGTCAGCCAGCCTTGGTTGACCTGCACCGTCGCCGTTGTGCCGTTGGTGAAGCGCGCCGTGCCCGTTATTGTTGCACCCCGCACGAGGTTGGTCGCCGTCAGGATTGGCGTCGATATGCCGATGACTCCCGTTGGCGGTGGCACTACCGTTGGTGCGTTCGTCAGCGTGTTGCTCTGGCCGCTCTCGTTGCCGTTGGCCCCCACGCCCGTCACGAAGAACCTTGTTTGGACGCTCGTGTCCACACCAGCGACCTGTACCGTCGGCGTTGGGGTCGCTTGAACAGTCGTAGTAAGGTTGAAAGAGCCTGAGCCTATCGCCATGTACAGGCGATAACTCACCGCCGCTGGGTTGTTGGCCGTTACCTGCGAGGGGTCCCATGCCAATGTTAACGTCACGATGTCGGCTACGCAGTTTCCGGGGAGCCACATGCAGGCGCATAAAAAAGCCGTGACGCATAGCGAACGTCGTGTTGATGGCCCAAGTGCCCGCTTCACCGCCGTCCATCGTGAAGAAGCGCGTGAGCCTGCGACCGACCACGGCAATGTAGAGTGTGTCTTCATTTGTGGGTGCGTAGAGATAAGCGCCGGGGCAGAGCACATTGTCAATGGCGCAATGCCAAGAGCACTACCAAAATGAACAGAGCCACCGCGAGGATGCAAACACCATCGGTAATCCAGCGGGCGAGTCGTTGGCGCGGGGTCATGGTAATCCACCCCATCAGTCTCCTGAGATGCCCGCCTTCGAGCCTTGGCTTTGCTGAAGTTTGACCGCCTGATCCAGCACCTCGCGAATCGCCACGCCGAAGCCGCCTAGCAAAGCGCCGTCAACCCACGTCACATGCGCCATGCCGACCGCGTTCAAAGCGAACCCCAAGGCGATGCCGACGAATGGTGCCAGCGATGGGAGCAGCAATTTCGGCACTTTCGGTACGCCCCATTTTACGAGGGAAATTGCCAATGGTGTGACGACAGCAATGGCATACTTCCAAAGCTCGGTTTGGCTGGTGTGCAGCGGGTCGGGCACAACTGGCGGGATGTTGGTTTGAGCAAGGATGGCTGCGATAATAATGTTCATGCTGGCATGGTGTGCTCCGCTTCGGGTGCCGTCAACGCTCAATCCCCAAAACCCGCCACAGGGACACTGTGACGGGCATGTTTGGTACTGAGGTTAGTTAGACCGGAGGTGTCGGCGGGGTCAGGGCATCGAGTGCCTCAACCTTGGTGGCGATGGTTTCCGCACGGGCCTGCAACTGGTCCAGGAGCGCTTGGTCTTCCGGCGTCACTTGGCCCTGCGTCCCTTGCAATTTGACGATTAGGTCGTTTAACGCCTGAACGTCGCCTTGCAGGCCGGTTACAGCGCTGTCAATGCGGTCGTTAAATGCGTTTGCTTTCGCTGCGTAGTCAGAGATAGCTGACATTTGTATTTCTCTTTCGTTGTGCCCACTCGGGCGGTTTATGGTGTCTTGGCGTCCAGAGCTTCGAGCTTCTTCGCGATCATCTCTGACCGCTTCAGCAGCCCAGTGAGCAACCGCTGGTCCGCCTCCGAGATGCGGCCCGCAAGTGCTACAAGCAACTCGTGGTGCCGTTCGTTGTTCCGGCGCTCAGTGTCGCTTAACACATTGCGGATTTCGACGAGCAATCTTGCGATTCCATCATCTTGTCCGTGGTCGTGATCCTTAGCCATAGCACAACATACCAGTCGCGGTGCGCTGAGGCAATGGGGGATTCACCCCGCTTGCAGCGTCAATGCTTAAACAGCTGTATGACGATTCCAACGACCACCGACATGATCGTCACCATGAGCCCGGTGAGTGCCAGCATCGTGCGGAAGTCGCTCCTGGCCTCGGCTTTGGTCAGATACAACTTGTCCTTGTCGCTCATTGCGGCGCGCCACTCGTTTGCGTTAATGCGCCATGCGGTGTTGATGGCTTCCGCCTTCTCGACTGCGCGCTCCGCTGATGCCAAGGCGGTTTCCACCGCTTCCTTTTGCGCTTTCGCACCCTGTTCATACCGTTTGTCGCGCTCGTCGATAAGGGTGCGGATATGCTCGTGGAGCTTGTCAACCGACCAGCCTGCAATTTCCCTATTTTCCATCGCCCAATTTACCCCGCCTGCTCCTTGCCTGCCAATTCTTATTGCCGCGGCAGCACCGTCGCCTCGAACTCCACGACAGCATCGTTTACGCTCGGCGAGTTGAACCAGAACCGGATGTACTTGCTCATGTAGCTGGCCAGCGCGGTGTCGCCCGGCGCGATGGAGTGCCACACGTTGGGCAGCACCACGACCCACTGGCCGTTGGTCAATGCCGCCCAGTTGTACGTGCCACCCTGCGAATCGGTAGCCGAGCGCAGCGAGCCGACCGTCGTGAGCCGGAACCTGCCTGCTGGATAGACGCCTTCGGGCGGTGTCAAGTCGCGGAAGCCCGCGCCATGCAGCAGCGTCACGTTGGTGCTGAGCGCCACCGCAGGCCCGTACGTCACGCCGCCCAGCGTCACCGTGCCGTTCAACGTCGGGAACTTCTGATAGCCGAAGTCGAACCATGACGTGAGGCTCGTGCCGGGGAACGTCAGCCCACCGTAGAACGCGACGGGGTCGTAGCTGTAATAGCTGTGCGCCGAGCCACCCGTCGTCACCGCCCGCAGGCTTGTGTCCGTCACCCGCGGCCAATGCGTCGCATGGAAGTTCAAGAGGGTCGGCGAGCTTGGATAGTTCCTCGCGCTCGTGAACTCCACGTCCACGGTCAGGCCGTTGACCGCTATGTTGTCGCTGCCGACCTCGGTGTTGAACGCCGTCGTGTCAGTGCCGCCGATATTGATGTTCGTGTAGGTCAGCCGGTCCCCGCCCCAAGCCGTGAGCGCGAACGCCTCGCTCACGAGCGAGTTGTTTATCTTCGACCGACCTGCGCCGCAGAAGTGCGCCCCGTCCACGAGCGTGTCGAAGCTGCGCCATAGATGGATGGTGTTGCCGTGCGGATTGGTGATTCTCGCGTTCCGCAGCGTGAAGCCCTGCACCGCCACCGCCGAGATGTCCCACATCGCATTCGGGCTGTGCGCGGCGTCCACGAGGGCGTTCTGGAGCGTCACGTCGTTCAGCGTGATATCATGCACCATGCCGCCGACGAATCGCTCGAGGCCGTGGTCAACGCCGTAGCCCTTGCTGAAGTTCGCACCGGACGGCCACGTCCCCCATGCGCCAATCTTCCATTGCAGGCCCGCCTCGGTGACGTTGCTCATGCCCGCCAGCGAGCCGTAGTTCGGGATGAGCTTGCCCAGGGGTGCCGCGAACGTCACGACGCCGTTGGTCACGCCGGCCACCGTTGCCGGGATGAACGCCGCTGGCTCAACCGGGTCGCTCGGCGTTGCGCCCGCCCATATCAGCACGCGCTCACCGGCCGTCAGCGGCATCACCTCGGCGGGGTCCATCGTGAGCTGCGTCGTGCATTCCGAGATACTTCCAGAGAGATGCGAGATGTGCCGCGTGTTGCCGCCTGTGACCCAGGCGTTCGTGCCGGGCAAGCTCGCGACTTGGATGGGATAGAAGCCGTCGTTCGCCTTGTCGGCGGGGTTGACCAGCAGCGTACATCCGGCGAACTCTATCGTGACGCCCGACCGATGCAGCCACAGCGGTGCGGTGCCTGGCAGCGTGTACGTGCCCTGAGGCATGGTGATGACCGAATTTGTACCAGCCCAATCGTCGTAAACGCTGGAAGGTAAATTACTCTGGCCGAAGGCGGGAAGTGCCGCCAGAAGCAGGGCGAAGAATCGTTTCATCCGCGAAGCGTAGGCGTGCCGCGCGGGATGGGCAAGTTACGGTTTCGGCGCGGGCTTCGCTGGTACCGGCGCGATTTTGTCCGGGTGCTTGGCGAGTATCGCCTTGACCGTCGCGATTTCTTCCGCCGTGAGCACTTCAACCTTGCGCCGAAATTCACCGGCCAACTGCGAACGGTCATGGCGCTCCTTCGCGACCGCCGCCGCATCCTGCTTTGGTGGGTCCGCCGCGAAGCACATGCTGCACAGCGCCAATAACGCTAATAGTTTCGTTTTCATATTAGAACGGCGTCGCTTGTCCGGTTACGCCAGTGCCCGAGAGTATCACCTTGCCCGACGGCTGCAAGATAACCGTGCCCATGCCAGTCTGCGCGACGGCGTTGGTGAAGACGCTGGTGCCCGCATCGTTGAACACCGTCGCCGTGACCGCCGTGCCCGAGAAGTAAACGACGGCGTTCTTCGAGAATGTGTTCGTCCAGCCCGTCGCGGCGATGGACACAGCGGCATCCGACGCTGTGCTAGACACGCCGCTGCTCGCCGTCACCTTGGATGCGAACGTCGAGCTCGCACCAGGGAAGTAGTAATTGTAAGCCGTGTCGCCGAACACGTAGTCGTTGCTGTTCGTCGCCAGCCCGCCGCTGCCCAAGATGAATATGTGGCTCTTGTTAATGCCGGACATGCTGATGCCTGCGTTGTCGCCAATGGCATAGATGTCCGAAATGTTCGTCAGCGTCGTGCTTCTCAGCGCACTTGTGCCGAAAGCATAGACACCCACGGCATTATCGAGGCTAGCCGAGTCCATAGCCAACTCTCCAATCGCATAGATGGTGCCGCTGCCGTTTATCGAAGCGCCGCCTAATCCCTGCTTGCCGAATGTGTAAACGGCGTTGAGACCGCCGCCGATCATGCTTGCTCCCGCCGACTCGCCGTAGGCATAAAGTTGCACTGCGTTCGTGAGTGTTGCGCCGCTCAACGCGCTCTCGCCGTAGGCGTAAATCTGCCCGCTGAACGGGGCCAGTGTGGCCGTTGCCAGCGTGCTACCGCCGAAGCCGTAAACATCAGTCGCGCCATCTGATTTGAAGCCGAGCATCGACGAACTGCCGTACGCAAATATGTACTGACTGAAGTTCGTAATCGTCGCGCTGTCGAGAGCACCGACGCCGTAGCCGAATACGTCCGATGAATTTCGCATAAAGGCCGATGAGCCGACGTTCTCGCCATAGCCGTAGATTTGCGAAACGTTCGTCAGTGTGCTTGAAGCAAACGGACGGGAGCCGTAGCCGAACATATTGTCACTGCTTCGCACATCGGCGGTGTCCAGCACTTGCGAACCAATGCCGACGACTTTCTGATTGTTTACGAGGGTGGCCGCGTTTAGGACGCTCTCGCCGATGCCGTAGATGTCGGTGTTGTTCGTCAGCAAAGCACTAAGGCCAATGAGATTGCCAAAGCCATAGAGTCCCGTGTTGCCAGTCATGCCCGCCGCGGCAAACACAGATGTGCCAAAAGCATAGATGTCTGAGTCGCTGCCGCTGTTTACGCCGTTCAACGCACTGTTGCCCATAGCGAACATGAAGGTAGCGTCATTCACGACTGCGCCAGCGCCCAAAGAAGAATCGCCGAACGCATACAACCTGTTGCCGTTCGTGATGGAAGACCCCGCCATTGTAGAGATGCCCACGGCAAAGAGGCTCGCACTGCCAACGATGGAGCTTGAATCCAGCGTCATGTCGCCGATGCCTATCACATCCGTGCTGTTGGTGATGCCGCTGGTGTTAGGGATGTTCGCTGCGTCGAAGGCAATCGACATCACGCCCGCGTTGTTGGTCATGCGCTTGAAGAACACCCTGTTGCCGGTCGTCAGGAACTCGTTTGTGTTGAAATCGGTGAATGCGGGATTCGCCGCCTGCACCGTCCAACAGGCCAGCATCACCAGCATCACAAGGAATGTTTTCATTTACATCGCCGCCATATCCAACCAGAGCGCCACGTCGGGTCATCGCCTCTGAGTGGCACTCGCTCGAAGCTCATCAGCGCCACCTTGCGCCGCTCCAGCAACTCGCGTTCATAGACCGATTCGAGCACCGCATCGCCCACATTGCATTCCGACAGGGCGTCGCGCAATTCCTTAAACTCGCTCACTGGCGGTTGTAAGCCTTCTGAACATTCAGCACTAATACATAATAAGCCGATTCCCTCTCATCAGGCACTCCGAAGCCGTAGCAGTAATACGATAAAGCGCGGTCGGTCCACAGCGAAGGGCTTCCGCTTGCTGCCCCTTCCGCGTGAACGAATGGCTGCCCGCCACTGAGCGTGCCAGCAGCCGCCGCCGAACTGGTAAGAATCGAAGATCCGTTCTTGTAAATCGCACGGCTGTCTGAGCGCCGCGTCGCCACATAAAACCCCGTCCCAGTCGTGTCCGCAACTGACACCTGATTCGCCACCGTGCCAATCTCCAGATACGTCACGTTCGCGTACGAGATGGGCAGCCCCACGATGGTTGGGCCAACCGTATAGGCCACGCCGATGCAGTAGCCGGATTGCGACGATGCCGTCCGGTTATACACGGCGAGGTGCAGGTTGGTGATGCTGGTCTGTCCCGGCATGCTGAATCCCGGCGTCAGCGAGTTTATCGCCAGCGATTTGGTAGTGGTGTTGCCGGTCAGCCCGGTCGCCTCGCTGTAGTCGGTGCTCACGAACGAGATTAACTGGTCCGGTGCGACTGTCGTGGTGAACCAATCCACGATGATCGGGCACAGCATCGCGTTCGTCCCGGTGCCGATGTAGAGTCCGACGCGCCCAAGGTACTGACGAATGCCCCACACTTTAGAATACTGAAGAAACCTTGTTCCAACGATGTAAGATGAGCCGCTGATAGTGCCGCCGTTGGTCGCAATCCTGGTTTGCCAGCGTATTGCCTCCCAATCCGAGCAACTGTTTATAAAAGCCGCACGAACCGGAAGGCAAATGAATAGTAAAATAATCGCCAACAAGTTTCTCACGGCATCAACTTCATTCGGGTGCTCATCCAGACCTGCACCATGTTTGTAAATGGATCAGTCACCATCTCATAATAAACGACGGACCCATTGTTGGTGTCGTTTATGAGTGATTGTCCTTCTGGTGCTCCAAATGAGGCATTGGTCCAAGTCACAAAGCATGTCCCGGTCGATGGCTGCTGCACCGCCAGCCAGCAATGCTTAAACGTGGTGGTGCCCACATTCGATGGCGTCGGAATGAAGGCGTTATTCGTCAAGCTGAGCTTGAACAACCCTCCATTTTGCACGAGGGAAAAATCCATCGCCGTAACATTCGTACCAGTCTGCGCGAGCGTAACGATGTTGGTCCCGCTGGAATCCCCAGCTGATGTCAAGGTGCCTGCCGATAGCGTAAGACCACTACCCAGCGTTACCGTGGATAGCGTATTGCTCGCGCTGCTGCCCACCAACGCCGTCGCCGTGCCGTTGAAGTTGCTGATGGCCACACTGCCTTGGTTGTCCACGCTCAGGCGATTGGTGAGCACATTCTGTGTTGCGGCGCTCGCTGCACCCGGTCCTGCCGTGGCTATGTAGAACGTGCCGCCGCCGCCTGTGCCTGTGCCGCGGCCAGGTGCGACCGTGAAGTTCGTGCCCGGCTTGTCGGTGCCGCTGCCGTCCGGTCCTTTGAGCATCTGCACGATGGGCGTTGCTGAGTCCTGCCCGAACTGAAGCACCGCTGCCGACTCACGCCCAATAATGGTGTCGTCGCTGCCGCCGCCCGTCACCGGCGTCGTGCTGGAATAAAACGTCAAGAACGCATCGCTCCGCAAGCGCCACGCCGACGAGCTTAACTGTGCAAATTCGGTGCTGCCGTTACCGCGGTAGGCGAAAGCATTCGCCGTCGTGAACCCGAGGCTAGTGCCATCCAAGTAAAGCCCGGTGTTCGTTGACGGTGCGAACGCAAATCCAGGCGCAGAGTTTGTGCCGCGCGGCGCAAGGAACGCATTGCCTGCCCATACGGTCCTCGGCCTCGTCGCGTTCGTCGCCCCGATGTCCAGCGTGTTGTCCGCGCTGAACAGGAGCGGCTCGGTCATCGTGACGGCCGTGCCGTTGTCCGTGAAGCTGGCATTGCCGAGGTTCGTTGTGCTCGTGAACTTCGCGACGGTGTTTGCCGTGCCACTCGCCGACGCGGTGCCTGCCGGGACGTTGGTGAGCACTGTCGAACCGCTGAGCGTAAGAGTGTTGCTGAACGCGCCACCGTTAGCGGAGAACACGCCGGACAACGACCCGTTCGTCCCGGTGCTGCTGAATGCCGAATCCACAAGGCCCGTCGAGGAATTGAACACGGGCACTTTTCCTGCGGTGCCACTCGCGCTCGCGGTGCCAGCGGGCACGTTGGTCAGCACAGGCGAAGTGTTCAACGTCATCGAGCCTCTACCCGTCAAGTTCGTCGCGATGACGCCGTTGGTCAGCGCCACCTTGAAGCCGTTTGTTGCGAATTGCGTCGCGTTGAAGTCCTGAAAACCGGGATTCGCCGCCCGCGCCACCATTGGCAGAAGCGCGAGCAGGAGAAGGAGTTTGCGCATAGGGTTAGACCCACGTCTGCGAGGGCACGTCCCATTGCCAAAGTGTACCGCCGCCGGTGATGAAGTACAACGCAGGCTTCGTCGGGTCATCCGGCACGAGATTGCCGTTGGGGTCGGTGAACGCGCCTTGATAAACTTGGATCGTGCCGCCACCACCGCCGCCGCCACCATTGGCAATCGCGCCCAGTATCAAGAACGGCACGTCGCCCGGTTGAATCCCGCACTTCAAACACGCGATTTGTGCCATGAGTTCGCTTGCGGTAGGCATAGGATCTCCGTTTCCAGTGACGATTAACGCGCCAAGCACCGCATACCAAAGATCGCCCTCGGGGATGCAGCACCAGGGTTGGGCGGCGTCAACTACTTCTTGTGGATCAATGACGGCCACACAGGTTTACCCCTCCGCGTTGATCGCGCAGTTGAGGAACATGAAAGCCGCTCGAAGATCCTTTAGCGAGTTGCAGCGCAAGCACGCCACCGCCGCGAGTAGTTCTTCCGCCGTGGTCGGTGCGCCAGTAGTCGCGTCCAAGAGCAACGCCACTTCTTCGGCCGAGAGCGTCCATGTCCCGATGGTGATAAGCGTGAAGCCCGTAGAATCGGCCATCAGCAGGTCAAAGTTGTCGGTGTAATCGGTTCCTCCCGCCGTCACCAACTGTTGCGCTTTCAGATAAACGCCGATGGCGAGACGATCATTTTCGTTGATGCACGGGTTTTGGAAACATTTCGCGGCTTCGGCAATGTCGCTAGGTGTGCAGGTAAGTGGCATAGGTTAATCCATTGGGTAACTGGCCATCTCGTCGCTCATGTCGGTGCTACCGCCATTCGACGAGCCGCCCTTTTCAGCGTAGCCACCGAGTGTGGCCTCTACGTCGCCCGTGTCCGGGTCAACATCGGTCACGGTGAATGTCAGTTTCTCTCCAGGTTTGCACTTACGATCCCCCAAAACGCTTCGGGGAATCGTGATTGAATCTTGGCCTTCATCCATCATTTCATCAGCCATAAAATTAGGTTGGCGCGAGGCTGACCACAACCCCGCGCCTTAAACCAATTACGTGATTTCCTGGCAAGGCACCAACTGATCGAAGTTTTGCGGTGCGTAGGTCGTCGGGCAAGGCGTGCAACGAGGATCGTTCACGATGCAGCCCGGTTCGCGCAGGTGCAGAATGCCGCGGACCAGTTCAGGCCGAACGAACTTGATGCCGGCGTTCATGTCGGTCCACCATAAGCCCTGGTTCCCTGCGGTATTATCAATCGTGCACGAATCACCGGTGGCGGGGTCAGTGGCAATAAACGTCCTGTCCCTGTTCCCCCCGAGGAAGTACCATTTCCCGAACAGGTCGCGGTTGAAGAACGGCGCTTCCGGCGACACGCTCTGCAAAGTCGGCACCAACGCCTGCATGGCGCTCGGATGCCAGATCGGTGAATATTGGATGCAGGCTTCTTCATACGCCTGATCGAATTGTCGTTTGATGCCAATGGTCGCATTCGCGTTGACGTAGGGGAACACGCGCCGAAGCACGCCGCCGCCAATGTGATTGAACCGCATCGGGTATGCGTCGTAAGCGATGCCGAAGTTGCCAACGGCTGTGCTCATGCCGTACTTGAACAACTCGCCGCCCTTGGTGAAATCGGTGAAGCGGTACTTCTCGACCAACGCCGGGTTGCCCTGCTCAAGTTGCCACGCCACAATCGGGTCGGTGATGAGCTTCATCATGCCAGCCGGCACGAATTTGCTCCGAAAATAACCGTTGTACTGCAGCGGTGCCCATTGCCGTTGCAGATACGGAATCGTGAGTTGTGAGGTCGGCACATTGTCCGCACTGCCCAAGTCAATCTCGGTGCAATCCACGTTGAACGTGTCCGATACGATTGGCACGCTCGCGTTCGCATCCCCAGCGATGTAGATGAAGTCCGCCTTTTGCAGCGAGTTGCGCCGGAAGAAATCGCTCTTGTACATCTTCACGATGTCCTTCAACCCGTCCACGATGCTGCTCACCTGTTCGTTCGCCTTGGCTCGTGTGTTGATCTGATCAAAGCACAGCGGAATGGTCTTCACGCGCTGCCTGGAATACGTGTAGGTCTTGCGCGTGCTGCCCCAGCTAACCGTCTTGCTCGCTGGATTACACGCGTTGTCCACGCACGTCTCGTCTTGGAAACTGACTTCCTCCCAGCAGCCCGTCAGGTCCGGTGCGCCGACATGCACGCGGTCCCATGTGTGTTCGGTGCCGGTGCGCGGCTCCCATTTCATCATTTCGATCTGGCCAACCCATGCATCGTCGATGGGCCACCAGTCGCGTTCTACGCGGTCGTCGAAATGCGGAGTGCGGTCGAACAAGAAATCAAAATATGCGGTACAGTTCCAGGCCATACAAAATCAATCGGTTATGTGCGGGTAAGCGCACAGAGTTTGTGATTTGGGAGGCCGTCTCCTGCAACGTTCGTTGCTTTAGCGGTGAGAACCGCAAGCCTGAAACTGTGTCGATGTCTCGCTCGTCCGACTGGCCAGCGGAACTACAAAGCCAGATTTGAAGCCTTACAGCTACGGTGACAAGTAAGCACCGTAACGTTACGCCGTCAACCGTTTCTTTTTACGAACCTGGTCGTGTGTGCTTTGGATGAAACACGATTCGATGATTACTGAGGTCGGTGTAGGCCATGCGATATTCGTCTCGGAGCCAAGCGTTGAGCCAAGAATCCCATACCGGACGGCCGATGCGGAACTCGGTCGGCACGAGCGGCCAGCATCTGCGCCACACGTTCGGGTGCGCGATGAACAAGTCCAGACCGTTATCCACGCGCCGGGCCTTGCGCATATCGCCCGAGAACTCCAATCGGAATGATGTGGCGACTTGGAACCTGCGCATAGCATTGTGAAGTACGGCGCGGGCGTGTGCTGCCAGCACGATGTCAGCGTTGATAATGCAGACCGGAGAACCTTGGATTGAGGCCATCTGAACGAGTAATTGAACCGAAGGCGGATCTGGCGACGCGATGAATACCGTCTTTGGCGAAGCCAGTCGGCGTTCTGTTGCGCCCATGTAGAAGATACTGTCGAACACTGGCAACCACGACGCGAACGCGCGGGCTTGGTTCAGGGCGATATCGGGTGAATCGGCGAATAGCCTGAAGGAACTGACCGCAATCACGGGGCAGTTAAATTGGCCAGTTCAACCTCATTCTTGACGTTTCCAACCCACCACGCTCCATCAGAGATTGCTTTTCTGGCAGCGCGTATTTGACCAGGATCTTGCATACTATTCATCGTGACAGTGGTAACATTGTGCCATTTCAATTCAGCCACATGAACGATCAGTCCAAAAAAATAATCGTCAGCCCCCTGCTCGGTTCGCCCTTCAGAGATGAGCTTTCGACCCGTTTCAAGGATCGTCGCGCCCATAGCTCTATCAAACCAACGCGGATGATGAAATAAATATGGCGCAGTAAATCCTCTGTTGAATTGCGGTCCACCAGCCAAATGAAGAACCAGATTTGATGGAGGTGGTGGAAGTGGCTTTGGAAAAAACACGCTCCATGTGGACACGCAAAAATCGGTATATCCAGAGAACTGTGAATTTTCAAGCAACGCCTGAATGGTATCCAGGAACCGTTCCGGTAACAGGGTCGGATGCTTGTGCTGGCAATAACGCAAGAAAAGATCCTCGCCAACGGCGATTGTCGGAACCGGCTTCGGCCAGCGTGTTGGCTTGTTGGATCTCTCGACGCCAAGAATATCCACGCCAGCCCGTTCGTAATGCGGCCACATCGCCGGAAGAAAATCCTGGATGCCGGCGTGCGTGTCGATAGTCAGCAGCGTTTTGCTCATGTGGCGTGATGAACGCAGCCGAACTTCGGGCCGGTAGTGAGGCCATAATCATAATCCGCATTTGAGTTCAGCGCATCCTCTGCGTAACAATCTGCTCCGTCGATTTTCGGATTGTTGCACAACCGCTGAACATCATCCGGCTTATACGGCGTGCCGTCTTTCCGAGTATCAGCCCAATGTTTGCATGTGTCGCAGGTATTCATAGGTTAAGAGGTTCGCCGTCCAGTTCCAGTTCCGTAACGATCAGAAGTTCGTCGGAGCCTTTAGGTATGACCTGTTGAGCCACGACTGGGCCGCTAACATAATAACCCTCAGTCGAGAATTGGAGGTTGGGGAACGCCTTTTTGACCGCATCCAGTGATGAGAAGGCTCCGACCACAGAGCTGTTGTCGTGGAACGGTTCGTATGTGACGACGAGTATTTTCATAAAGCAATGGCGCCCGGCGGTTTCATAATCACGTCCAGTTGGACTTCCTTCAATGTGTGCTTCGGATCGTGGAAGTGCAGCGTGTAGCCCAAGTCAAACAGCGGCTTCAGCACGCTATTCTTGCTGTAGCCATACCTTCTCAGCGCACTGTCGTTAAGCTCCACGAACAGCACCGGCTTGAACCGGGTTATGGTTTGTAAGGCTCCGTCGATTACATCCGGCTCGAAACCTTCCACGTCGATCTTTATGAAGTCGCATGCGACTAGCGCCAGCTCGTCCAGTGGCCGAACGAACGTGCCGCCGCCGCTCCTCTGCACGGACACCGTTCCCATGTTTATGTCTTCGGGCAGGCGCAGACCCGCGGTGCCGCGAAAGTTGCCCAACGCATAATTGAACAATTCCACCTGCGGAAAGTCGCGACAGTTTACGGCGAGACAAACGAAGGACGGCATATACGGCTCAAATGCCAGCACCTTTCCATTCGGTCCAACTCTGCGCGCGTATTCGACAGTGTGCGTGCCGATGTTTGCTCCCGCATCGACCACGGTGGCTCCTTCCTTGAACAACGGCAGGATTGAGAGCGGCACGGTCTGGTCCGTTACGATAGATTTGCACTGCTCAACCCAAGTGCTCATGTGGCTGTCGTTTTTAAGAACAGCCAACGTGTAGCCATCGTTGTTTTGAATGAGTTTTATCACTTCAAAATCCAGAAGCTCGTGCAAGGCGTTACGGTGAAGATAAGATTTCGTTCGTTGGTCCACCGGCGCAACGCCGAAAACACATGACAGTTTTGACCACCTGTGCTGTTGTCATAACAATCGTGACCTCCAAGTAATCCTCCCGGTTTGATCTTGGAAAACCAAGTGTCCAAATCCTCCATTACATTTCGATAATCATGGTTTGCGTCGATGTAACAAAAATCCAGCGAACACGAATCAAACTCTTTCACAGCTTCAGACGAGAGCTTTCGGATCAACGATGCTCGCGAATCGTGTTCGGCGATACTGGCGCACGATTTATACCAGTCATCCCAAGGAGCTACCTTATTTGTCGCTTCTGGATAATCAGCATCCGGTTGCTCTCTCCAGGGATCTACCATGTAGAGCTTCTTGCCCTGCCACGTCGTCAATATTCGATTCGCGAATTGCCCAAAAGCAGAACCGATTTCCGCTCCTTCTCCGATCAGACCATTTTCATTCAGCCACCAACCAAGGCATTCTCTGTGTGTCAAATTCTTGGTGATGTTCATAGTCTGAGTTTATCGAACACAGCTCGCGGAGTCAGATTCAATCCAAATGGTGTCTGTTGCGGTTTATCCATTGGACCGTGAGACCAAAACTGAATCAGCCTGTCTGCTGGGCGAGGCTGTTTGCTCACGTCAATCCAATGGTATTGATCATGATGCTCGAACCACGCATACGCGCCGATGACATTATGTTCGCTGAACCCCCAAGGGAAATCCGGTTTTAGAGACAAAACGTAATCGTCAAACGGCTGATCGTGAAGTTCTCGGACACGCTCACGCAAACCTGGATAAACTGAGATAGGATTGACCTGCGGATGCCGTCGCATGAATTCGTGCGGCACCAGTCGTTTCAACGTGTTTTGGGTTGGAATTTGCCAGGGATTATTCTTCAACCTTACATACGGTTCCATGAGCATCACGGGTTTTTCTTCGATGAAATAATCACTTGGGGTAACGGTATTGCTGAACACGCAATCGCTATCCGTATGTAAAACGAAGTCAGCATCGGGACACCACAAATCAGCGTGGCACTTCATCACTTGATGATGTAAATGCCACTTTGATTTGTCGGACGTGCGGTGATAAGTCGCAAAACTCACGTCGTTAGACAAAGGTAATTGCGCGCGAAACTCGGACACCTCCTGCTCTGGAACCAGCACAACTGTCTGGTGAAATCCAGAGGCAAACTTGGTTATGCTCCGAAGACAATACTCAAGCCACTTGAGGTCTTGCAACCAGCTTACGATTAAGATTGAGACTTTCATTTAGAATTTTCGTGAGGCTTCTGTCTTTGCAGCGGTGCATTAGAACTGCGCTTTCGGGTATCCAACGCTTAACATCGTTGATGGAGGAAAAGTGAGGCGCATTTCCGCTCTGATGGTGCGGTCGTCCGTTGACCAGCCCCCAAAAGTGAAACATCAAATCGCTCGCGTCGTGACAATCATGAATCATCTCCTCTCGCATTAAATAATCCCACGCCTGATTGGTTGCTGCCATTGCTTTGGGACATCTCGACGCGGAGTTTGCCGGATAGATGGCCACGCCGTTGCAGTGGCCCATGTGTGGAACGATTGGTCCCATGAATGATTTTCCACAATGCGCGTAAACCTTTTCCAGTTGAATCAACCAATCGGCCTTGATCGGTATTGCGTCTGCTTCGAGCCACAGCCACGGGGCATGCCCGGTCAACATGTGCCGCGCAGTCGCCTGCCATGCCAGATTAGGTCCGAGGGGCCACCCCGCTCTTGCGGGACATGAATAAGAATGTTTTTTAGTTTGAAATACCGCTTTGGCCGCGTCGTGAACAGACGCGACAATCTTGGTTGATGTATCCGACGGGAAAACCAAAAGGGCATCAGATTCCAGTGTTCCATGCAATGACGCCATCCACTTCAGGGTGTCGATCATTGTGCTGAAATCCTTGGTGCAGAAATGTAAAGCAACACATATCACACATTAGGTCTCCATCGGGTATCCATACCCTAACCAATCGCTATAGCGAACCGGGCTTAGCCTTCTCGCCAGTACCTTGCACGTCCTTCCGGTCGCTGAGCTTGTCGTTAGGTGTTAAATCCCATGGATCTGTCAATGCTACTAAAATGGCTGCAAAAACGAGTAGAGGAATCGATAACAGGAATGTTGCTGCTATTATCCACAGTTCTTCTTCGGTTGTTTGGGGATTCCATCGCCGCTGTAACAACGACCATATCATATATGCCGTTGCTGCTCCAATTGCTCGCATGGTCCACGATTTCAGGTTATTGCTCATATCTTTTTCTCCGGTGTCTCAGCTTGGTCGTTATATTTCCAAGGTGCAAAGTGGTGCGCGGCGATTTCTTTCCAAACGCGCTCCACTTCCTCTTTCGGCATCCGTGCCACTTCGTCAATGGCGCGAGTGGCGGCTTTGAGCGCACGCCATTTGGCTAGCTTCTGGTGCGTCTCGCTCATACCGAAGTCGAATGTTTCAATTTCGATGATGAGCTTCGCGCCATCGTCAGTAACGCGGTTATGTGAAGTGCCCCAACCTATGCTTCGATCCATACGCTATGTCTCCATCTCATTTCGACCCCATATTTCCTTCACTTCATCGTCAGAAAGAATTACAGGTGGTGGTAAGGGTTCCATTTCTCTGCCGTCACTGCAAAGCCAATACACAGAACCATCAGGGCGATGCTTAACCACATAGCTTTTGCGAGTCATTCCCCAACCGAAATGCTTGTCATTCATCTCATTCCTTCGTGTCGCAACTTAACGTCACGTCTCCATCGGGTACGCCGCCATTTCTTCCTCAAGACTGTTGTACTTTCCGGTCGGCGCAGCATCAGCCTTTGGCTTCGGCTTGCCGGGGCCGCTCCCGCGAAGTTCCTCGATGGTCTTGTTGGCTTCAGCGAGATCCGACTGTGCCTTGAGCAGTTGCTTTCGGGTCACACCGAACAGCGCGGCCCGTTGGCGCACGCTCGCCTGCAACCCGACCTTCTCGGCCATCGTTAGATTTCCATTACCGCCGAACAATTTGTCCACAGTGCCGTAGCTCTTGCCCAACAGTTCCTTCATCTCAGCGTCATCGGGATTCACGCCCAGTTCTTTGAAATACTTCGACTGAAGGTCTTGGTTGGCCGTGCGCCACATGCGGTCGGCGGCTTCGCGTTCCTGTGCGGTGCGAGCTTGGGTCTGTTGTTCTTCCTGAGCGCCACGAGTGCGATATTCTGCAACAGCCGTGTCCATGTCCTCCTTCTGCTGATGCAGCGCGTGGTAATGATTCATCATGAGCTGCGCCGAATCGCCAAAGGCGCGCTTGGCGAAGGCGTAGGCTTTGCCGGTGGGCAAGTTGTAAAGTTCGATGAAATCCTCGTCGGTCGCCGGGCGAATACGCGGCTGTTGCGTGTCCTCGTCGATGCCCTCGATGTATTCGAGCTGCTTCACGTCGCGGAAGGCGCGGGTCTCGGCGCGCTTGAACGGGTCGAAATACTTGGTGCGAAACTCATCGCTCTGCTGGTAGGACGTAAGACGCAGCTTGCCCTCGTAATCCTCGATGCGTTTCTGCGCGGCAGCGAGTTGTTCAGCGAGTGGCCCGGTGTCGCCCTTGGCGTTGTTGGCCACCTGCTCAAGTTCTGCGAGGCGCACTTGTGTTTGGGCGTGCTCATCCTGCACGCGCTTCAACTCTTTCTTGTTCGCCTCGTACGCCTTCTTCAGTTCCCGATTGGTGCGGTACTGCGGTTCATCGAGCTTCGTGTCCGTTGGCTTGTCGTCCGCTTTGGCGTCGGGCTTCGGTGTCTCATCGTCGTCTTTGAGCGGTGCGGCATCCGGTTCAGGCTTATCCTGTTCCGCATCCACCGCTGCTGGCAACTCATCTTCATCCGAGAAGAAACTGCTGCGCTCGCCCAGCCTGTTCGGAATCGCTGGAGGCGGTGCCGCCGCTGGCTTAGGCGCTGCGGCAGCAGGCGAAGGCGCAGGCGCAGCGGCGGGTTTGGGTGGCGGGGCTGAGGCTACAGGAGCGGGTGCGAGAGGTGCTTCTACTGCCATAACTTATTCTTTCTTTGCGTGGCGTGCGGCTACTTTCGCCTCAACGTCATAATCCAATCGTGCTGGTGTGGCAACGCTTATCGCTTCCACCGGTTCGGCGGCGTTCATGAATATTTGCAGGAACTTCTTTGCACCAGCCAGTTGCTCGGTGGTCGCGCCGTCCATCGCGAGCTTAGCCAGAGAATAGGTGGCCGCTTCGTGGAATGCGCGTTTGCGCACCTCATCGCGCCACGAGCGGGCGAGCGCCTCGTCCTGCTTGAACAGTTCGGTCGGTTGAAGGGAAATCATTTGTTCCAGTGCTTGGCGTTGCGCCGTGCGCGAGCGCGGTCGGCGCTGGCGTGAAGCGGCTTGCCGGTGGCGTAGCTTTGGCCGGTGGATGCTTGGCAGACAGCGTAGGGATTTACGTTGCCGCCCTTGCGTTTCACCTTCTCGACGCAATTACTGACTCTGGTTCCTTTTGGCATAGGCTTTACTTCGTTGGCTCCAGCGCATTCCGCAGATAGGTGGACGCTTCGCGTAGGCGCTTGTTGAGCGCATTTCGTTCTTCGACAGTCTTAGCATCAAGTGCCAGCTTCCGCAATGCTGTCAGGTCTCGGATATAAGCCGCGTTCATCTTGCCGTTCTCGCGAGCCCAACTGAACACCCATTGAACGTCGCGAGCGGATGCGCCGGGGCTCTGTGCGATGTAGCCCGTAGCGCGAAGCGCGGCTTCCCCAGGCGACCGTCGTGTGAGGTCGGTCGCAATCTGTCCGAGGCCACCGAAGTTCTGCAACACGTAATCTACTTGGCGCGGGTCAACGCCGAGTCCAGTGACGTTGATTGCCTTGGCGATGGCTTGACCTGCACCGCTGGCGTGTGTGACGCCTTTACGAAGTTCCAGCTTCAAATCCTTCTCCCATGCGGGCACAATCTCGCGCCCTTGGAACGAGTCCTTGTTGAAGTAGAGTTCGAGGAACGACCTTAACGGGCCAGTACTCTCGACAGGCGTATTCAGTGGCGTTACGGCATTGGCGGCGCTGCCCCACCAGCCCTCCATTGCGCGTTTGTCGCCCAGCATTCGGTCGATGGCGCGGGTAACACCACCAGCCATAACGCCAAGCTCATGCGGCTTTGGCACGCGCAACCAGTAATCACCAACCTTGAAATTCCAGAAGAAGTCCTTCTGGTAGGCGGGCAGTTGTTGGTATTCGTCCCACGTCTCCTTGTCCTTACGGTTCCACAGGAGGTTGGCGAGCGTCGGCACGAGGACAAACATTCCCCAGCGCATTGCGAATCGGCCGGGATTCTCAGCCATTGAGGACGTGGCGCGGGCAAGACCACGGATGCGAGCGTTGGAGAACGGCACGAGGCGATTTATGGAACGCATTACCGTTCCTGCTTTGGCAAAGTCCAGCAGACCGCGAGCCTCACCAGCGGCGTAAAGAGCGGCGTTGTAATCGTCGTAACCGAGTTGCTTCTGACCGTGCTCGAAGGCACGTCGAAACTCAGCGATGCGGCCCAGCTTCTCGCTGTTCTCCGACAGGCGCTCCCATGCGGTCTTCAACTTGAGCGGCGATAGGAAGATGTTCTTCGGATCTTTGCTCATCTCTGCGACGGCTTTTTTCAACTCACGATTCCACACATGGCGGTCCACGATGTAATTGCCGAACTGGCCACCTCCGAACACCTCATAACGCGATAGCTCGGCGGGCGTGTAACCTTGCAGGATGTCCCAAGGACGCGAACCACTGCGGCTGACGACGCTACGCTCAAAGGTGTCGCGTACGGTGTTGCGAAGGATGAACTGCGGCCCGTGCGTAATCATGTAGCGCACGAACTGCGACGGCTTTGATGCAAGGTCAATGAAAGGATGTGTGCCCAATTCACCAAGTCCCTTGAGGGATTCGTAAATATCGGGATCGAATTTCCAATACTCACCTTTGCCGTCCTTGAATACTCGGATGGTGTTCTTGTCCTCGCTGGTGACGCGCGTGCCGAACTGGTCGAAATCCTTAAGGTCAGGACCATGCAAGGCGCGCACGTTGCGGAGCTGGTCGGTGAACGTGTTCATCGTCACGTTGCGGAATGCCTCTTTCTGGATTGCGTCGGTCTGTTCCAGCAGGTTCGAGTAAACATTGTCTAGTTCAAGCGTGCTGCCCTTGAAGCGTTTGATGACATTGCGAGCCGTGCCGATATTGCGACCGTGCTGACCACGGAATCCCATCTCGAACTCCTGCGAGAGACGGTGCATGTCCACGTACTGCTGATTGTTCTTTCGTATCTCACGCGCTTGTTCAGGGCTTAACCGACCAGAATCCACCAGCATGTCGATATTTGAATCGGCCCACAGACGGTAACGGCGTGCCGCTTCCTTCAGGCGCGCTTCACGCGGCGGGTCTTGCGCCACGCGGTTGAGCAGTTCGAGCGCGGCTTTCTTGTCCGTCATTATCCCCGCGCCAATACCAGAAATCTGAGACTCTCGCCCGGTCTGTGCGCCTTTCTCAAGCGTGCGCTGGGCGACCATATAGGCGCTCGCGTCACGCATATCCTGGTTCATCTTCGCTTTGCTGGCCTTGTCGAGCGGGTCGAGCATCCACTTCATTGACATGGGTTCTCGCGTCACTGGGTCAACGATGCGGTCAACGACGAGTTCGCCAGTGGGGCTGCGGCTCTGCGTCGGGCGCAATGGCGTAAGGCCATTCTCGAACTGGTCGGACATACGTGCGTCGTGCGTGGCGAGCAGACGCGCTTGAAGCTCGAAGTTGTCCTTCGGCAGCAGCGTGCCGCCGCGCACTGAACGCATTTCATGGAAGGCTTTTACGGCGTAATGATAGGGGTCATCGAACCACAGGCGCAGTTTGTCGATAGGATTTATCTCGAAGCCGAATCCGCGGCCACGGATGCCTTTCCATAGGCGCTCAGTAAGCGACGGCGGTTCCATGCGGATGTTGAGGCCAGCCCGGATAAGCGGGTCTTCACCTGCCCAAGTGCGGACATCGATGCCGAAATCGTTGATGGCTTTGAGCGCATCGGTAGGTAGCGTGCGCTCGAAATAAGCAGCGAAGTTGGGCGCTTCGGCCTTTGCTTTGACCGGGTTGACGACGTAAGCGCGGATGAACTCGGCGATGCCCTCAGCGCGGCGATAACGGAGCGTGCTGGTGGGCGTAACGGAACCGTGAATCCAGAACTTTGCCAGTTCGGCATCGTAAGGGGATCGGACGCGAGGCGCAATCCACGGCTTACCGATGCCGTAGCGGTCATCGGTCCAGTGGCCGGCCAGTTCGTGCGCGGCGGTGTCGAGGTCGCCAGCGAATCGCTCGGCGGTGCGCGTCGAACCGGGCGTGTAGGTGCCAAGGGTGTTCCGCTTCAGGCGAAGCACGCGGATAGATTTCTTAATGGCGGCAGAGAAGTCCTCGATGATCTGGTATGGCGACTTGGCTTTACCGCCGACGATAGGCTCGACTTCGATGCGCGGCGGTGGTGGTGCGGGTGGCTGTGGTGGCGGTGTCGATGGGCCTGCGCCGGGTCCACCACTGGGTTGCGCGCCGGGTTGCGCGCCGGGTTGCGGCTTCGGCGTTGGCTGTGGTTGCGGTTGTGCGGGAGCTGGTCGTGGCGCTCGCGGAATGGCGTCTGGCGGCACCGTACCGTTGAATACGTGGCGGAACCACTCAGCTTTCTTGGCTGCGATTGGGTCTTTCGCCTGAGTCGCGAACAAATCCTTTAGGAACGGCTTCCAGATGCTCACGTTACTCGTCGCCTTGATCGTGTCGAGTACGGTCTGGAAGTCGCGTGCGGCAAAAGCGGTGTTGAAACGGTCGGCGAACTGCTTGGCGGTATAGACTTGGTTGGGGTCAGGGCGACCGCGATGCGCCTGCTCCTCTGGCTCAGGGTAGATTTCGCGGAACTGCGCGTCGAGATCGTCAAAGGCGGTGTCGTCACCGCGGCGGGCACGATCAAAAGGGTCGGTGGCCGGGGTGGTGCGGGCTTGCTCAGATGGCTCGGCACCGGGCGCTGGCGGGGGGGCGGGTGGCTCTGTGAGTGACGGCTTTCCGGGCAGCGTCTTGCTGGCATTAGCGATTAGCTCTCGCAACCTTTGATCGCCCGCCGTAGCCGCACGTTGAGCGGCTGACTTTATCGCGTCGGCGCGGATAGGTGCCGAGCCGATAGACGAACCGCTCGTTTCCTCCGACACGACCCACTCGCCTTCAACTTTACGGATGAACGCTTTGAGCCACGGGAATCCTTCGATCTTCACGGGCTTTGCGTCAACGGGCACCCACCGCTTCTGCGCCGTCCATATCCAGAACAGCTTGCCCTCGGACTGTAGCTTACGCGCCAATTCCAACTCGCGCTGCTGGCGTTCCTTGTCGGCGTCCGCACGAGCTTTGGTGGTGCGAGCGGTTTCGGCATTGCGTTCCCTAGCCAACTCCTTCGCTTCTGCCAGCGCCTTATCAACGCCAGCTTTGTCGTGCGCGTTGGACATCGCTTGTCGGATGCGCGAATCCGAAACGCCACGATGGGCATAGCCTCCAGCCGCGCGAGATTCTTCCAGCACCGTCTCCATCTCGCGTTGCGCCTCGCGCTTGACCGTCTCGAAGCGGGTGCGCCCTGTACGGTATTCGACGATCTTGGAGAGCGGTTCATCCGGCTTAAAAGCAGTGAACGTAATCGCCTCGATTGCGACGGACTCCGCTTCCGCAGGCGACAATCCTTGCCGACGCCCTTCTTCGACCAGCAATCGCTTCTTGAGATTGTACGCGTCATTGGAGCTTATCAGCTTAAGCTGCTCGCGAGCGTCAATTGCGGCCAGCGGGTTGACGTCACCAGCGCGGTCCTCACGGTGCGCTTGAATGCCTTGCTGGATCACTTCTTCCGTGTCAGCTTTGACCTTGCGATAGGCTTCTTCGAGCCGCTCAAGCTGCTTCTCCTTGCGCTCGCGTGCATTCGTGTAGCGCCCCATCTTGTCGCGCTCTCCTTGTGCCTTGATGATCTTCTCGTAGGCTTCGGTGCGCTTAGCGTCGGCGGCGTTGAAGGCGGACTCAATAGCCTCGCGCTCAGGCGTGCCAAGCGTGGGCGACTTGCGCTGGATAGGGGGTAACGCTTCGGCAGCACCGGGCGCAGGCTCAGGCGCGGGTGCGGGTGCCGCCGCTGGCTTGGGCGACTCAAGTTGACGCTCCGTTGGTGCGCCCTTCGGCGTGATGTTCTTCTCGTCGCGGGAAAGCTGGCGGATGTCGAGATGCGAGATGTTGCGAGCGTGCGGGTCGATGTTGCCAAACGGGTCAACGAGTTGCTCGCCGCCGACTTCCTCGACCATCACCTCGAAGGTGTCAACGCCGCCGATCTTGATGGGCTTCGGCTTTCCGATGGTGACGCCGTGATACTCCTTGCCGCTCGCACCAGTCCACTTTACGCGCACGCCGCCTGACAAGTCTTTGCTTAGTCCTACTGCGCCAGTGACCTTGGAGACGGGGAGTTGTTCAGGCGTCGTCGGCGTTACAGTCGCTACTTGCTGCCCCACTTTGCGCTGACCACGCGGCACGACCGGCGTTTCGATTATCCAATCGCCGTTCTTGCGCTGCGTAATGCGGTAGTCCACGCCAACTTCGTTCTCCGCGAACTGTAGTGCGTCCTCGTAAGTGTCCCACGGGCCTTCGCCGAGGTTCTTCCAGCGACGCTCGACGGCTGGCTTGGGCGGCTCGACCGGGGGCGCGGCGGGCGCTTCCTCGGCGCGGGCGGCGGGCGCGGCGGTCGATTCGGTGGTGGGCGCTGTGCCTAATCCGGCACTCGCCTCTTTCTTTAATCGCGTCACTTCCTCATTCGATAATCCTTCGCCGCGAGCAATCTTAGCATCTATTACAGCAAGTTCTTCTGGCGTAAGCGGAGTCGTGACGGGCGCGGATGCAGCGGCTTGCTCGGCGGGCGTGAGCGGCGCGGGCTTCGGTGCGGTGCGCGACTGCAAGCCGTAGAACAAGCCGGCGTTCGCAGGACTGCTTTCGGGCGCGAGTTCGGCTTCCTTAGCGTAGCGAACCGCTTCGGCATCGCTCACGCCGTAGGTGTCCTTGAACCATTGCTGCAAGGCACGCCACGGCGCGTAGTCCCCCGGTTTCTGGTTCATAGACGCTCGCACCAACGGGCCAAGCGCCTTGTTGAACGCCTCAATCGTCGCGGGTGGCGCGGGTTTCGGTGCCTCGGCGGGTGCGGGCGATTCTTCGCCTACGATTACGGCATCGTCACTGCCGCGAACCTTGGTGCCGCGCTGCACAATCTTACCGCCGCGCAGTCCTGACGGGTCGCCTATTCGAGTACCGCGTTGCTTGCCGTCAAACACATCATACCAGTCGCCAAACTCATCGCGCCTATAACGCCTCCCGATTGGTGTCTCGATGACATCACCTTCGCGCGTGTTCTTTTCGGCCCAATCACGGGTAGATTGTACGTCTGCGGCATCACCAGCAATCGCTTCATCGCGAGTTTGGCCAGCCTCTTGACGGCGCTTGATGCGTTCACGTGCGCCGATGCCTTGCGGGTCGTAGTCGGGCACCGTTAGCGTAGGCGTCTCAGTAGCAGGCGCTGGTTTCGGTGCAGGCGCGGCGGCAGGGGCGGGCGCCTCTGGTGGCACGGGTCGTCCCGGTAATCGCGTCGGTCCCGTAGGTGCAACGGGCGTCGGGCGGAACGGCGGGCGCAGCACGGTCGGCTGCTCAATGATCGGCGGCAGGTCTGAGGCGAGTGGCGGGCGTAGGTCGGTTACGCTTCGCCCAGTGCCTTTGAGCACGTATGCCAGTTGCGCGAGATTGCCTATACCTTTGTAATACGCCGCACGGTCGCCCGATTCGCGAGCGCGTTGAATCTCTTGCAACGTCGGTTTTACCTGCGAAGCGGTGACGCCGAACAGCAACGGGCCAGCAACTTCCGGTGCAGCCACGAGTCCAGCGCCCCACGCTAAGCCTTGTGGGGAAGTGACAGCATGCACGCCTTCGAGAGCGCTCTCGCGCAAGCCAGTGGACACAGGCGATTCGACACGTTCAATCTGCTCCTTGAGGCGCAGTCTATTGGCGATTTCGTCGGTGCTTGCTTGCTGCTTCGGGGTGAGGACGGTTTCTTCGCCAACGGGCGACCATCCTTCAGGACTGCGTGGTAGAACGGTAGGCTCTACAGGCGTGGGCGCAGCAACAGCATCGCCCCACTCGTTCGTGGCGGGCGCGTCGAGAACGGCGTCACCAAACTCGTTGGTTGCAGTTGGCATTTCACTGTTTGACGGCTACGCGACCGTCTGGACCGATGTAACGTGTGCCGCGCGGGAGAGCGTCACGTTCAGCTTTGGTGCGGACGCGCACTGGGCCTGCGCTGATGGGCGCTGACGGAGATAACACAGTCGGCGCAATCGACCCCGGCGTAACACCAGCAAGCGACGGCTCGAACGTGCCGGGTGCAATCAACGGTCGGTGCGGCACTTGGACCGCATTGGTCATCGGGCCACGCATGGGCGTAGCTGGAGCGATGGTGGGCGCTGCTTTGGTCGCCGCTACGGTGGGCACGGCGTTAGTCGGCGCAAGCACCGTTGGTGCGGCGGTGCCACCCGTCAACTGGTCGAGTTTCTTGGTCACGTCTTCTAGGGCGTCACGACGCACCTTAACGTAGTCGGCGCGTGCTGCGTTATTGGTGAATGGTGCGGTCAACGAATCACGAATCTGCGCGGTGAGAATGCGTGCGCGTGAGTTCTGCACCTGTATCTGTTGGCCGAGCGTCAGCCCTTCCTTCTTGAGCGGCGTGAAGTGGCCTGTGTTCGGCCCAGTCGTCGTGACGAACCCGAGTTGCTCGTTGCTGACAGGATCATTGACCGGGATGTATTCGCCTAGTTCGTGCTGCGCCCCGCTTAGGCTCGCCGGGACGATGGTAACACCGCCCGTGCGCTGGTTGTAGAAGTGCGCGGGCGCGCCGCTTTCCTCACCGGGCACGTATTCCGATCCAAGCCCGAGCTTTTCTAGTTCCGTGTCGGCGCGTTGACGTGCAGTATCGGCTTGCTGCTGCTGAATGCCAAGCTGGCCCAAGTTGTAACCGAGCAGGCGAGATTCCTGCGCGGTCTGACCAGCTTCGAGCGCGGTCTGGTGACGGTTGCGCTCCTGAAGATCCGCATAATCCTGCGAGAGCTTCTGCATGTTGAGCAGTTGCGTGTCCTGAAACTCCTGCGCTCGCTGAGCCTGTTGCGCTTGGCGCTCTGCCCGCGCTTCGGCGAGTTGCTGAGCGCGTTGTGCCTGCTCAGACAGGGCGATGCCGGTGCGTGCGCCAGCTTCCAGCGCCGACGTGAAGAACGACGGCTGGACGTTTAGCCAGGGCGGGATGTCGAGCAGTGCCATACGTTAATCCCCCCATTCAGGAAAGTCCGGTAGCGTTGGGTTCTGGTCCCAGTTGAACCAGTCGGCTAGATTCCCCACATCGTTGCCCGCGCCTTGGGCACCACCGCCAATGCCGAACATGCCGCCGCCACCGCCAAGAAACGGTTCGTTAAACCATTCGTTGAATCCACCGCCACCGGGCGTTGCGGTAGTGCCGCCTTCAGGACCACGAAAGCCGCCCGCGAAGTCGCCCCACATATCCTGCGGCGCGCGTTGCTGACCGCCAAGGATGCCCTGATACGGGTTCTGCTGGAGAGTGCCGGCGAATGAGTTGATGGGCGACGTGGCCCAAGGCGAGAACGTCGCGCCCGCGTTGAGGTTGCGCGGTGCGGTCGGGCCGGGACTGTAGGAAAGGCTTCCACCACCGCCGCGCTGCGTCTTGGCGAGGTAAAGGTCGAACAGGCGTTGAGCTTCGAGCGCGGCTTGGCGCGGGTCAGGCGCGGCGTTGAGTGTCGCGTTGCGGTTGGCCAGATCGAGTTGCGTCTCGGGCGATACGGTTAGGGTCTTGGCGATGGTAGGTAGAGCGGACAGGAGATGCTCGCCGCCCTTAGCCTTCACTGCTTCAGACGCTTCAGCGACGTGACGAAGGCCGGCGGCACCGCTGTAGGGTGACAAGGGCGACCCCGACCCAATGCCGAACTGCGCGGCGGTGTTCTGAAGCATCGCAATCGTGGACGGGTCCAGTTCGCCGGCCAGTTCGCTCGCAATATTGCCAGAGTAAGTGGCGAGGTTGCCCGCTAAGCCGGGGAACACGCCCGCGATGTCGTTGTAAATCGGAGGAAGACCGATGGCGCCGGGCACGGTGCCGTACGGGCCTTGCCCGCCGTGCGACGTGGGGTTGAGGCTGAAGGGTGGGGTGCCTGTTGGCGGCGTGTAGAACGTCTCGTCAAGTCCGGTGCGGCGTGAAGATGTGCGTGGCATAACTAAATGATGCAGCCGATGCCACAGGCGCGTGGTGTTGCGGTTCCAAACACTTCTATGGAAATTGGGATTTGATCTTCTGGACAATGCACCCGGAGCTCCCTATTTAGCTCCCGCACCGCTTTGGCTTGAAACACCTCTGCTGAAGCATTATCTCCGGCGTCTTCTGCTCTGATACTTAACATTTGGAGTTTCAAGGCAACCCAGTTGTCGATGAGCACCTCGTTCTCGTCAGTCTCAACCGGGATGAACCTCAGCTTCACGAGCGCTTCGACCTGCGTCAGCCCGTTGCACGAGTTTCCGGTCATGCCGCGCGCGCCGCGCACTTGGCTGTGAAGGAAGGTAGGGCTGCGTTCGCTGGGCTGATAGAAGGCCATATCTTCGAGCACGTCGTTGGTGGCGTCGTAGGCGTAGAGACGCACCGGACCCATTGTGGCGTCCTTCAGCACACGGGTCACTTGCCGGATGAGCATGGGAGTGCCGACGTAGGGCGCCGCGAAGGTGAGCACGACGCCCGGTTGCCATGTGCCGTCCGCGCGCTTGGTGAATATCTCGTTGCCGCCCGAGTCCACGCCGAAGATGGTGACGGTCTTGCCGATGTCCGCTTGGTAAGCGATGAAGGCGCGGATGTAGCGCGGTTCGTTGCACTTGATGTTGGCTTGGACGGGCACAGTCCCATCGTGCGCGATGACCACATTGCCGCAACCCACGCCGCGACCCATGCCGCCGTAGCCGAACAGCCCGAACCCACGCGCCATGCGATAGTCAGCGCCGTTCATCGGAAGGAATTGATAATAATAATTGCTATTAACAATCGGAATACCGCAGATGTTAACAGCTAAAACTTGATCCACGGCCCTTGGCCAAACCAATGAATTACAACGTACGCAAGTCCGCAACTTCGTTACCGTGCTCCAGAAGTTGCCCCGGACCATGAGACGCTCGGTCGCTTCGTTGGTCAGGTCGCGAAAAGCGGGCTTGTCGGTGCACACGCCCACGACCTCGTTAGCGCGACGTTCTTTAAATTCGCCAAACGTAATCATACAGCGCGGTCCCAAATGCGGGTTGTAGGTTTGATGAAATAGACGCCGATGGCTTTGGGGTCGTTCGCAGCCGTGGTAAAGAAAGCGGTCGTGGTGAGTGGTGCTACGATGAGCGCACCGACGCCCAACGGCCACACGTCGGTGAAGGCGGTGTCGCGCTGCCAGAACGGTCCAGTGCTCTGCGACACGGTGCCAGACTCGCCACCGTCGTAAACTTCGAGCTGTGCCAACGTCCCCACAAAGATGCGCCGCTCAAACGTCGGGATGACGCCCAGCGGCCAGTGATTCCTCGTCCATTGCCCGACGACGATGTTCCACTCGAAGTAGCCCACGGTCTGTCCGGTGCTGGCATCCACCTTGTTCCAAGTGTAGCCGCGCTGCTCGACGGTCGGCTGGTTGGGCGACTTGATGATGGGCGTAAACTCGGCGGGGAAGAACACCTGCAAGGCAGTAGCGATGTCGTCGGCGAACTGTTGCTGCGACGCGGGGCAGTAACCGGGCGGGAAGGGCGTTACCTCAGTGCGCAGGATGATGTCTGGTATGGCCACACTGTAGCTTGTCGCCCGTTAATGGCGAAAGGTCAAGGACGTATAAGCGGGCGCACTTGGTAAGTGCCCGTGACGGATGTGGTGAGACCCTGGAAAGTGAGGTCGATACGGATTTGCGTCAGGGACTGAACGGGCAGCGGCCAAGTAAGCTGGACGTTGCCGTTGAGCGCCCATGCGCCCGCACCGCCACCGCCGACTTGGACGGTATCGACGATGACTCCATTAAAGCGCAAATCCCATTGGAGATCGAAGGTGCTCGGGGCACGGATGCCGGATGCGTTGAAGTCAATGCTGACGACGAGCGGGTAGGTAAAATCAGTGCAGAGTTGGTTTGAGACCATGCGCGGGCCGGTTAGACCGGAAGCGCCGGCATAGTTGAAGGTGCCGTTGCCATTGGTGATAGCGGCGGTGCCGTTGCCGACGTTGCCCCATACGAGATCTATGACTTGGGTAGTTTCGCCGTCGCAGAACCAATTTATGACGAAGTCGGCGGTGCAGAGGCATGGCGGGTCGCTCTCGTCGGTGAGCTGGACGGTAAACGGGAATGGCACAACGTCGTTGTCGGTTGGCGTGCCGCTGATGACGCCCGTGGCGGCGTCGAGCGACAAACCTTCAGGCAATGCGCCCGCGACTATGGACCAAGTGTCCTGCCCGGTGGTGAATAGCGACACGAGCGGCTCGTTGTAGGCCACGCGCGGAGACATGGGTGGAAGGAAGACGTTGGTAATGCCCACAACGCGAATCGTAAAGGTGCTGTTGGCCGAGTTGCCGCGCACATCTACGGCTTGGATCTGTGATACGTAAGAGCCAGCGGTAAATGTGCCGCCGCTGATGATGCCGTCCAATGATAGAACCATGCCGGGCGGCAACCCACCGCCTACGATGGTGAAGGTGTATGGCGCGATGCCGCCCTCGACGACGAGCGGGATGGAATTGTCCGCCGCGTTGAAGCAGACCGTGAACTTGGTGGCGGCGAACTTCAGCCGGCGATGAGCGTTCTCTGCGTTGTAATCAGCCGCCATGCACTGCGCGAGATGTTGCGCGGCCTGATCGACTAGGCTCTGTGCCGCAGCGTCGAACTGCGCCTGCGTGAAGCCGTCGGGCAGATAAGAGGCGAGCACGACGCCGTCGCAACAGGTGATGCGGAGCGGGTTGCTGCCGGTCGGCGGCGTGAAGGGGATTGTGCCGTCGGGCACGATGATGGGATGCGGATAGAAGCCTGCGTCACACGAGAACCCCGGCGGGCACGTGAGCAAGAATCCGGTCTGCGCCGAAAGGTAGGTCTTGCCCTGCCCGTAGAAGACAAGCGCGCCTTCGCAACAGGGCGGCACTTGCGGTTCGCAGACGACGGCGGCGGGCACGCTCATACGATGAACGCGGAGGCACGCTGAAATTGTTTTTGCTGTCGGTAACGACGCGCCCTCTCTGCATCACAGGGCATACAGTTTTGACCCCGTTTATCCCATCTGCCTCGATGTGGCGAAAAATCGGATAGGGGCTTTACCACTTTGCACAAGTCGCATCGCTTTAACTCCAACGAGCCACTGTCTCTAAGCCTGAGCAAGCGGGCGTGCAAAAGATTGTGATACGCAGTGTCTTCGCACAGTACCAAATTACCCGGAGCGTTGTTTCGACCGTTCCCATCAACGTGATGAATTACAGCTTTTTTGGGAAGTGGGAGACCAAGTGCTTTCTCCGCGAGCAGTCGGTGTTCTGGCACCCTTTTTTTGTTGCCCGTCCACTGCTTTACGTAGCCCTCTGTTGTGAGCTGTCTGCCGCCTTTCCATCTTGGATTATTGGCGCCACTGAAGGCTTCGCCCCTACAAACAGGCGAACAAAATCGCGTCTGTCTCTTTTGCGACAAGAACTGTTTACCGCAATGAGCGCAGTGCAAGGTTATCCATAGGTGTCTGTTCATAACTCAAGCAAGCAGCGTGCAAACAGGTTTTGAAAATCTTGGAGGCGGTACTTTGGACGCCATGAAATTGAGCGCCATAATACGACAATGCCCCTGAATAACAATCCTGAATTGAAATTCTTTGGCATCAACCAATGGTCTGTCCTCAATTTCATCGCAAGCGCCCTCAGGTTTTCCAAACCCAAGCTCGGTGCGGCTCTGTGGCGGGACGTTGCGAATATCAGCGCAGCCGGTGAGCGGGTCGGTGGCGCAGGCGACGCGGTCGGCGCAGATGGAGAAACGCGTCCAGCGCTGCCAGCAGGGGTACTCGATGGGACGCCACAGAATCTCGAAATCAACGCGCCCACGCACGTCCTGCACCCAAATAAATCCGTCCTCGATGCGTTGATAGATTGGATTGCGCGGGTCGGGCTGCTTGAACATGCCCGGCGTCTCCAGCGACCAAATAATCGGGTTGGCGTCGTTGTCGTCGATGGACTCGGTCATGGTGGGCAGCACTTCCCATAGTTGGATTTGTTCCCCGAGGTAGAGGACGAAGGTGAAGCATCGTTCGACGCCGTTGAACAATCCTTTGACGAATTGCAATATCTCGATGCCTGTATTCACCGATTCCCAAACACTCGGAGATTTTCCACGAAGCGAACTGACGAGATCAAAATTGAGCGCCACCCATCCGCGGTGATAAACGCCGTGTTGCGTGAACACAGGCGAAGCGGACATGAGCAGGCGATTGTCGAACACGGCGGCGGTGGAGTAGGCGAGCAGGGCGGGGTCGTCACGGTCGAGCACGGCGCTGACTTCACGGCTTATCGGCACATTGCCCCACGTCTGAAATTCGCGCCGCCCGAGGATGAGCGACGCCACGCCGTAATGCGGGCGCGAGATAACATCGCTGTTGGAAAGCACGGTGGAGTATTGACCGGATGCGCCGGTCTGTGCGGACACGGTAAGGATAGGGTTAGTGACGGTGGCCCAATCCGCGAGCGTGGTGGGCGCGTTGCAGGAGAACACCAACTGCGGCGTGTAAATTTGCACCGGGCCTTGACCAAGCGATGTGTCGAGTGTGGGCACGCCGATGATGGCGGTGATGTCGCCAACGTTGCCTGGCACGTAGAAGACCTTGTTGCTGGCGAGATAAGTGTTCTCGGTGACGTGCAGCACCGCGTCACGGAACTGATATGCGGCTGTACCGGATGCACCGCCCACGGCATCTCCCGCGAGGAACGTGCGCCCGTCAGGACCAGCCTGCCACACGCGCCCCATCCAATACGTGCCCATGCGAGCAATCGGAAGCTCAGGATTCACGCCCACGAGAATTGAGCGTCGGGACGTTGCGCCGTCGAAGAAGATGGGCACGGACTGGCCGTCGTTAATTATCATCCACTTCTCGGCTTGCCAAAGCCACGCTTGAGTGCGCGATGCCGGATTAACGTCCCAAAAAGTGAGAACGGCACCAGCGGCCACGAGCGGGCCTGGGTCATCAACGTTTTCCACGGTGAGCACGGTTGCTGAATCTACGGACGCGATGATGTAGTTGTATGGCCCGATCTTGATTTCATAATTCGCCGCGAGATTGACCGTCGAGAGAACCTGAATCGTCACCGTAGCGCCCTGCGCCGGCACAGCGAATCCGACCTGAACGATGGTGTTATGTGCGATGGTGATTTCGCGCACCGTTGCGGTCTTTCCGTTGGGCGTGAACTGGAACAGACGCCCGCCGATAGACGCAATCAAAGAACCAGTGCCATCGTCAGCGCGGTAAAAGGCGCTACCTTGGAATCGCCCGGATTCAACGCGCTCTTGAAGCACGCCATCACCGCCGTAATCCAAGGCGAGGCGACGATTCGGTTGACGGGGATGAGCGTAGCCACCCCGCACCGTGGCATTGGTGGCGTAGGCGAGAGTATCGTGCGGAAGCTGACTGGGCAAAAGCCCGCTGTTCATGCCCGAAGGAAACGGGCCGATGCTGTCGTAGAGCCAGTTGGGCTTATCGGCCATTACAAATGTCGTCGTTTGGGTTTTGGTAAACCGAGCCAGCGATGCACTAACAAAAGACTTTTAGGACCGAAGTCTCGCAGTTTTAGAAGTGCGTAAGGATGACTGTGAATAAGTCGAAGAACATCTTCACGATTATTCAGACCTGCATTTATTAACCCATTCGCGATGCGAACTCGCAGCCCGAAAAAAGGACCGCACTTCATTACCGATTGATTTGGTTTGGCCATTATGCGTGCAGGTAAGTGGCGATGATGTTGGCTTCAACGATAGTGAGCGGGTCGGCGCTCGAATCGACACCAATCACGGCCATCATTCGGATTACGTCGGTGACGCCAGCGGTGACGTATTGGACGGCGGGAAACGCCATGATCATCGCGGTGTGATCGGCGGTGGTGACAATGGCCGTCTTGAAGGCGTTCTGTGAATTGGCCACGTCAACTGTGCCTGCCACCTTCTGGAGCTTGAGCGTAACGGTCTGCTCGGCGGCGAAGGTGCTGTTGGTGTAATCCACTCGCGCGCGGGCTTGAAGCAACCACGTGCCAGCGGTGGTCAGTGTGATTTGCAGAGCGCCGCTTGTGCCAAATGTGACGACGGCAGAAGACGTGGTGATGGCGTAGGCCGCGCCGACGCCGTAAGCGGAGATGGCGTCAACAGCAGGCAGCGACGGCGCGGCAGGCTGCCACCCGGACGGCGTTACTATCGCCCCCGCAGTGATGGTGTTGCCTGCATTGACGTTCGCTTCCCAAGCCGGCGATACAACGCTGACGTGCGTGCCGTCGATGATGGCATCAACGAGGAAGAACAGGCCACCGGGCATGAACAGCGGCTCGCCCACGGCCATCCATGAGGTGTCAGCGACTTCGACCGTGACGGGTGTCGTGCCGTCGGCGGGCGGGATGACGAAATCGTCGGTCGTGACGGTGAAGGCGCTCGTGCCGTTCTGGCCGTCGGCGCCGTCGGTGCCCGCTGGACCCTCCGCGCCGGGCACGTTCACAATTTCTGTCTCGGGACACGGGCACGGGGTGCAGCACGATTCAATTCCAATCATAAAAGTCTTTCTCAATCCCGGTATTCCGGGGTTGCTCTCTTATCCGTCTTAAAGCACCGTTAGTCAATGGCACAAGCGACCTTCGAGAAATACGGCTTCGATTGGAACGTAGGCACGGACGCGCTGGAGATCGAGATGTACATGATCCGCGAGAGCAAAAACCTGTTCCACCATTACCGCGAACTTCACCGATTACTATGGGCAGACCACGCCGAGCACAAATGGACCGATCTTGTCATCAAGGAATTCACTGATCTCATCGAGAAACGCAAACGCGGCATGGTTGGGCTGATTGGTCCCGCAAGCACCGGAAAAACTTTCAGCGCGATCAAATTTGCGCTATCGCATTATTTTGTTTACCCGGAAGAAACCGCGGTGCTTATCACGACGACAACAATACAAAAGCTGGACTTGGGCATATTTGGTGAAGCGAAGAAACTGTTCACGCAAGCGCGAGACCAGTGGGAAGGAGTGCCAGGTGTGGTGTTGGATTATAAGCGGTGCATCACAACAGATTCCGACGTTCGAGACATACGTAAGGGCATCATCGGGATTGCATGCTATAAAGGCGACCAGTGGATTGGTATTGGTCCATTTGTAGGAATCAAGAACAAATACGTATTCCTCATCGCAGACGAGGCCAGTCTATGCGACATCAGCTACCTTCGAGCGACGGCGAACTTGGGACAAAACGAACATTTCTATTTCGTACCCATCGGCAACCCTGTCAATGGAGAGCATACTCCACTTGGGCAGGCATGCGAACCGGACGGGGGTTGGGCAAGCGTCAAAGACATCATAGTGACAACGGTGTGGGACGCGAAATATCCAAAAGGAAGGTGTATCAACTTCGTCGGCACTGATTCACCGAATTTCAACACACAAGGAATCAAATATCCTTTCCTGATCGACCAAGAGCGAATAAACGACACGCTCAAGTTCTACGGACCTCATTCCGAGGAATTTAATGCAATGTGCATCGGGGTCATGCGCCCAGGCGAGGATTCGCAGCGCGTTTTGACCAAGCAACTGTGCGAGATCCACAAGGCATTCGATAAAGCGATGTGGAAAGGCGTGAAACGCATCAAGATTTATGCGATTGACGCCGCGTACGGCGGGGACCGATGCGTGGGCGGCTGGATTGAGTTCGGAGAGGATGCCGATGGTCGCCAAATCGTGCGCGTTGAGCATCCGCATGTCATCAAGGTCGGCATGAAACGCGGCGCGGAACCGGAGGACGAGATCGCGGCGCAGGTTCAAGCCGATTGCTTGGCTGAAGGCATCCCGGTTGAGAACATATTCTACGATTCAACTGGGCGCGGCACGCTCGGGGCCGCGTTTGCCCGTGTGTTCGGGAATATCATCCCGGTTCCGGTCGAGTTCGGTGGTCGCCCAAGCACGAGGCCAGTGCGCCTGGACCTTTACATCGTGGATCAACAGACCGGACAGCGCCGATTAAAGCGGTGCGATGAAGAATACGGCAAGCGCGTCACGGAATTTTGGTTTTCAGTGCGTTGGTTGGTCGAGAGCGAACAGCTTCGAGAGCTTCCAGAGAGTGTCGCCAAGGAATTCTACATGCGCGAGTGGGGCTACGTGGCAGGCAGCAAACGCGACGTTGAACCGAAGGATAAAACCAAGCAACGCATTGGGCGCAGCCCCGACGAAGCTGATTGGTTGGCCACGGCAATCGAAGGCGCGCGCCAGCGCGGGTTGCAGATCCAGAAACTCGGCGCAGACAAGTTCACTGAGTCCGGTCCCTCGTGGTTGGCCGATCTAAACGCCAAGCACCAAAAGATGATGGCCGAGAAGCGCCTGAAATATGCCGCTTGATAAATGCTCGCAAAGGAAGGATAAGGCATTGTGCCTCTTAGGAATTTCAACACGGTGCCACCAGGCGGGTGGCGCTACACACAAACGGCACCCAACGGCACGGTGAAATCCTGGGCGTCGATGAACGATGCGTGGAGCGTGGCTAAAGAGATTGCGGACTTCCGCACCGGCAACGGGTTGGCTAGAGCAACACCCAAGGAAGCGTTACACGACATCGAGGAAGCTACCTGCCAACGATTGCATGACGATCCGAACTGGTGTGTCCCTGCTCAAAAAAAAACAATGGTCCGGGCAGCAATCGACCGCCTGTCAAACAGTGTAAAGGCTGTGGGAAGAGGAAAAAGAATCCTCGTTGACTGGCTTGGCACAGGCGCAAAACCAGTCACCATCGGAATCGCGCAACGACGAGCAAACGTCTGCTTTGACTGCGAGCATAATCGCGACGGTCATAGCTTCCTTCGACTGACCGCCGACACCGTGAGAGCTATCGCTGAACAGATGCACGAAAAAGAACAGTTGAAACTGCGCGTTCAAGACGAAGAAAAACTGCACGCCTGCGAAATTTGTCTATGCCCTCTGCCTCTAAAAGTGCATGTGCCATTGAAAACGATTCTCGAACACACTGACGAAGAAACATTGAACGCATTCCCAAATCATTGCTGGATAGTTACCGAACAACCCACCCAAACCGTATGACCCAATCCCTGCTGGTAGCCCTTCCATGTCACCTTGGCGACTTCGACCAAGCCGAATCGTTGATGAAATGGATGATTGAGCTTGGCCCGATGCGCGAGCACAACCTGTTGCTCTCCGCTGACGGCGAAGTGCCGCAAGAACGCGTGAAGGCGTTGCTGGACGTGGCCCGGCCGCATTTCAACAGCGTCGTGGCCATGATCGTGCAAACCGGAATCAAAGGCTGGCCCGCCGCCGCCAACCTCATGTTCCGGGCGACAGCAAGGCAGATTTGGGACCGTTACAAACTTCCGTGGCTTTGGCTAGAACCGGACGCAGTACCGTTACGCGAGGGTTGGCTGGACGCGATTGGGGAAGCGTATCAGCGCAGCCCTCGCCCGGTGCTCGGACACATCCTAGACGCTGAGCGACACATCGACGGATTGCCCGACCGATACGTGGCAGGCGTGGCCGTTTATCCGCAGGACTTGTTTGCGATTCTCTCGAAGCAATGGACCAATCCGATGTTCACCGGCCCCACCAAACCGAATCCAAAGCTCTCGATGGAACAACGGGCGCTGAACGTACGAGCGTGGGACATGGTATTCTCCGAAACACTGGTTCCTCGGGCGCACAACACGCCGCTCATTCAGCACTGGTGGGGAACAGAATACGGTATGGCCCCGAAATTCGTCACACTTCGCACCGAGGCTGATCCGGTGAACGCGGTGACACTCGATCTCGTTCGGAAAGAGGCGGTGCTGTTTCACCGAGTCAAAGACCTCGCGGGATTCTTGGCGCTCTGGCGAACGCGCCTTGAATATCAGAAGGCAGTCCTCGTGGATTCGATACGGCAACCGGGCGAATCCAGCGCGGCGATTGACAAGGCACTTGGCCCAACCATCAGCGCACCAAAACGTAAAGGAAACCCGAATTGGAGAAAGAAAGAACCTGAATTGGCCACCGCATGAGCGCTACTACGGAACGCAGAAAAGCGTACATACGGGCATGGATACAAGCGAACATAGAAAAAGTTCGCATGCAAGACGCCGCGAGAAAACGAGAGAAACGAAAAGATCCTTCTTTCCGAGCTAAACACAATGAATGTCAACGAAAATGCTGGCACAATCGCAGTGCAGCACAGAAGCAGAAAAATACGCAATATCACAAAGACTGGCTTGCCGCTCATCCAGACTATAAAACCCAACAACTTGCCAGAGTTCGTGCTTCATACGACCCAGTAAAAATGCGTGAAAAACGCGATACTCGAAGGCCAAAAATACGAGCCAGTCTCCGCGCTTATTATCGCAAGAACAAAGAGCGATTCTTTGCCGCTGCTCGAATACGCAGGGCGTTGAAAAAGGCCGCCGCCGTTAATCTCGCTGGCATCCAAGAATTCGTTCGCGCTGTTAAGGCAAAACCTTTCTCGATTTGTTATTACTGCCATGAACGAGTGCCACTGAAGCGAATCCATTTTGACCATATCATACCGCTCTCAAAGGGTGGCGCACACGCGGTTGAAAATTTGTGCGTGGCATGCAGCGCATGCAACTTGAGCAAAGGCGCAAAGCCAATGATTGAATGGGCTAGAACGTACGCCTCGCAACAACTTTTGAATCTATGAGTGCAACCGCGCAACGCGTGAATGATTTGGTGGCTGATATGAAAAGGGCGGACGAGATCCGTGCGCCCAATCGTGCCGTAATCCAACGTCAATTTAACGGGGAACCTCCTTATACTCCCGGTCAGGTGTCGGAAAATAAAATAGATGTAAACCTGAACACCAAGACCGGCACAAATCTTCTGCTTCAAGGGAATCGCCAATGGTGCAACGCCTTCACGAAGCCCGCTCGATATTTCCACGTCTCTCTTGAGGACGCTCCGGTGGACAAAGGGCCAGGCTGGTCAACGACCATCACCAAAGAGAGCAACAAAATCCTCAAGCGCAGCCGCCATTACTTCCATCAGGTGCGCTCGACGGGCGGTGGCGTGATGCTGACCGGCGTAGGGCCAAAGCTGTGGACCGCGTTCGACGATTGCTGGTGCCCGTACTTCGTCGCCATCGAAGATTTGCTGATACCGAGCGATACCGAGGTGACGATGGATATGGAACACTTCGCAGTGCGCCGCGGGATGAGTTATTGGAGCCTGTTCAGCAAGACGCTGAAGAAAGGCAAGAATATTGATCCCGGTTGGAACGTGAAAGTGGTAAAATCCATGCTGGCCTCAATCAAGGACCGGGAGACAACCGAACAGCAATGGGATTGGACCAATGCACCAGAGAAAGCCGCTGAACTCATCAAGCAAAACGCGACATATTGGAACAGCGACGCCATCCCGAAGATTTGGTTATGGGACTTTTACAGTCGCGACGACGAGACGGGCGACTGGAACTTGCAGATTATACCGGACGAAAATTGGACGGCGAGCTATGGCACAGCGAACGAACCGCTGGATTTCGTTTACAACAGCAAGAATCCGGTAGCAGATTCGCTCGACAAAATCCTGCACGTCCAATTCGGAGACGGAAATGTTAAACCCCCGTACTTTTACCACAGCATCCGGTCGCTCGCCTGGATGCTGTTCGACCTGTGCCAAGTGCAGGACATGACGTTGTGCCGATTCATCGGAAAAGTTTTCGAGGACATGATGCTGCTTTTAAGGGTGCAAGATCCTTCAGACAAGGCAGCGGTGGACAAGATTTATTTCGGACTGCGCTACGGCTTGCTACCTGAAGGAATCGGCTTCGTCAAACGTGAGGAGCGTTATCAGTTCGACCCACAGTTGAGCCAGTTACTCATGGCGCAGTTGAAGCAGCACATGGGCGAGAGCGCCTCCAGCTACACGCAGGACATCGACACCGGCACAGAGAAAGAGCGCACAAAATTCGAGGTGCAGGCGCTCCTGGCGCAGACCAGCGCGCTGCTCAGTTCGCTGTTAAACAACGCCTATATCCAGGCAGAATTTGAATACCGCGAGATTTGCCGGCGGCTGTGCTTGAAGGGCACGCGCGACAAGGACGCCAAGGAATTTCAGAGGAAATGCAAGGAACAGGGCGTGCCCGAGAAATGGCTGGACGTTGAGCGTTGGGAAATCCGGTCAGAACAAGTTATCGGCGGGGGCAGCAAGCAGCTTGAATTGGCGAGCGCTCGCGGGTTGATGGAACTGCGACCGTTCCTTGAACCGAGCGGACAGCAACGGGCGCTGCATAAAATGGTGCTGGCGTTGACAGATGACGATGGCGAAGCGGACGAGCTTGCGCCGATCAAACCGAACAAGATTACCGACACGGTGTTTGATGCAGCGTTGGCGTGGGGGACGCTGATGACCGGGCAGCCGATGCCGGTGCGAGAAGGCGACAGTCATCGCGAGGTCATCGAGACGGTGCTACGGATGATGATGATGCGCATGCAGCAGATCATGCAGAGCGGAGGCGTCGGCACACCGCAGGACGTGGCAGGATTGAGCAACGCGGCGGCGTATGTCGGGCAACACATTCAGTTGCTCGCCCAGGACGAATCTGAGGCACAGCGTGTAAAACAATACGGTGATGTACTCGGGAAAATCGGGAACGAAGTCAAAGCGATGGCGCAACGCCAGCAGGAGATGGCCGCGCAACAGAACGGGGGTTTGGACGAAGAAACCAAAGCCAAGATTGCAGGTCAAGCCGCACTCACGCAACAGAAGCTACAGGCGAAGGCAGCGGCAGACGCAATGAAACTCCAGCAGAAAGACGCCGCGTTCCGGCAGAAGCAGCAGCACGAGATGGAAAAGACGCGCGCCGACATATTCGTTTCCGGTGTAGAAGGCGTTACCGAAGCGCAAGGCGTCCACGCCAAGACCGCAGCGGAAGTGCGAGCGATTGAGAAACGCGCTGAGGCCGAAGCTGCGAACAAGACCTCCGAGGAATAAAAACCCCACCCGACGCGATGCGGGTGGGGAACCATAGGACTAACCACACTGCAATGAACTGTCTCGAAGCTCACATTTCCATTGCGCTTCGTCAACCAGATTTGCTACAAGCGGGCATGTTCTTGGGCATTCGTTCTCGTCATTGCATCTCTCCTGCCCAGGACAGTTCGCGTCGGCGGCTCATAATCGCACCGCGAGCAGTGGCGAGAACAAATGTCCACTCTCCCGAATCCAGCAATCGCACGACAAGTCTAGAAAAACGAACAATGGTTCTGCTTCCAGATTGGTTGCAAAGCTACGGTTACAAGGCGATTCGCCGCCCGAATGGGTATACATAATCTATTCGGGCCATGCGCCTGCCCCGCTCTATTCGTGACGCCCAAGCGCAACGCGGTAATCTGGTGCTCAGGCGCGTATAAAGAGCCGTCGCCGTTCCCCGGGCCGGTCGTGTGGGTGAGCGTGATATTCGCGAACCGCGCCAAGGAAGTGGCCGAGAGGATTGCGTTGCTCACGTTGAATTGATCGGAGGTGATGTGCAATGGACAAAACCCAGTATCCGGTGCCGGGAGATCCTTGGGTGTAATTTCGCGGGCGCAGCGACCCGCTTTGGCGGGCGGACGTGGCAGAGACGCAGGGCGGACACTGCCTGGCCGAAAGGTCTCATGACGGTCCTCCATGCGCTGCGCTCGCGAATATCTATTGACACGGCGCGGCCCTCGGCGCATGATTTTGGTGCTCTGAACGAGCTTGCACGTTCGCTCTGAGTTGCACTTGCGGTTTACTTCAGCCATCATACTTTTGCGCTCGGCTGGGGCTTTGGCCTCGGCCCAGGTAGCATCCTTCCTCGCTCAACGGGCGTGCAAGGCCGAGCGCACTTCTTTTCCATGAAGCGCGGAACACCAGACCATCCTAAAGTTTCGCACCTCGCAACCCTACTTAACATCAACCGCGCTTGGGCCATTGGTATCCTCGAAGCACTATGGCACTTTGCGGCCAGGTACGCCCCACAAGGGGACATTGGAAAACACCCTGATTCAGTCATCGCAAAGGCAGTGTACTGGGAGAGGCCCACAGGTGAGAGGGGAGTGAAGGCTGAGTGCAAGCTGAGTGCAGCCCTAGTGGAAGCCGGGTGGCTGGATACGTGTCCAGTTCACAGACTAATAGTGCATGACTGGTGTGACCATGCAGATGAGGCAGTTACAAAATATCTGTCGAGACACGGTCTCTCCTTTGTCGAGACTGCGGCATCCCGCCTAGCCATAGCCATAGCCAAGCCAGTGCCAGTACAGACCGGACCGACATTTGACCAAGCAAAAGGCTGGTTAGCCGACTGGATTAAGAACGGTGCGACCTACACCGAATATGAGACCCGGGGGGCTTTTCTCGCTCTGCAAGCAAACGGATGGATGTGGGGCAGGAATCCGATAGCTGACCCTCGGGCTGCTTTAGAGAGACAAATCCAAACTGACAGGCAAAAAAATGGAACCAATGCAAAAACTGGTGGAAGGGGCGTTGACCGTAATGCAGGAACCGCCAACGCAAAGCGAAGTGGTCAATACGACGGAGTGGGCAAAGTTCCTTGAGTTCAAAATCGAGGGCGATTCACGAACAGAGGCGCAGTTGACCCGAATGGTGGAAATGACGGCGCGATTTATGAAGGCAATTAAAGCGCAACGGTCGCCACGCTGGTTGAGTTTCCTTGGCACCTCGGGGGCTGGCAAAACCCATCTGGCCCGAAAGGTCTGGTTGTGGTTCAAAGGGTCGTCGTTTTTTAACGCAGAAGTGAATCCTTCGACAAAGGAAATTTACTATCCAGGTTCGTGGGTGTTCTGGCCCAACTTGGCTTCAGACCTTTTGAGCAATTCCGGTTACGGACAACTGGAAGATTTGAAGAATGAAAAGTTCGTGGTGCTCGATGAGATTGGAGCTGACCGAGACCCAAGCGGCCACGTTCGAGATTGTCTTGCGCGATTGCTTTCCGCCCGGGTTGGAAAGTGGACCGTTCTCACGAGCAACAAGACGCTTGGCGACATCGAGCGCGACATTGACGCCCGAATCAGCAGCCGAATCATTCGCGACGAGAACCTGCTGGTGGACGTGGACGTGCCGGATTACGCGCTGAGAAAGGCACCATGAACACGCATCTAGTTCATACGTCCTCATGCCCGACCTGCGGATACGTGGTGGACCGGGCATCGAACAATCCACAGAAATCGGAGTCGAGGAATCCGGTTCCAGGCGACATTTCCGTTTGCTGGCAGTGCGGCGCAATCAATCAATTCACACCGGGCTTGCAGCTTATCCCGCAACCGTTGCATGAGCTAAGAGCGGACGAACGGAACGAGGCAATGCGCCTTTCTGAGAGCATTCGGAGATACCACCGGGAGGCAATGAATAACCATGACCTCGACGCATGAATCGGCGCGGTGGAAGGGCGGCGGGCGGGCGCACAAATCCTATGACTGACGAACAGGTTGCCAGCATGTTACGGGCGATTGAGCATGCGGCGGAGACTTTGAATCGCGAAGGCTATGAGATTCCGTACGGCGAACCAACGCAAGCCGCGCTCGACGTGCGATTCCTCTTGGCGCACATCGCGGCCATGAACATGCGCTCGCCAAAGACCACGGCGCGGGAAGGACGTGAGGGATGACTAAGCAACAAGCACTTCAGAACAAATGGTTCGGCGTTCCAACGTCCAAGTCGGAAGCCGACATATTCACTTCTACGAGGCCATTATGCCTGTGTTGCGGTAGTGATTTATTGGTGGCGTTGGTCCGTCCTCCGATAGCCGTATGGCGCGTGCACTGCAATTCTTGTGGATCGGAGGTTCCGATTGCCGTGATGCTGAACAACGAGGCATGGCGAATGACAGCACAAATCAAATGACCACGCCCACCGTCGAGACCATGCGCCGCGAGATTGACGTGGCCCGTGCTGGGTCGCATATCGTTGCGTTGTCAGGCGGAAAAGACTCGTCAGCTATGGCGCTTCGGCTCATGGAAATCGAGCCGCGCGATTACCGTTTCTGTATTACGCCCACGGGTCGCGAATTGCCAGAGATGGACGCGCACTGGAAACGCCTTGAGTGTTTGTTGGAACGGCCATTGGTACGGGTTCCAGGGCCATCGCTCGTGGATGCGATTGTGGCAAACAACGCTCTACCGAACTTCCGGATGCGCTTCTGCACGCGCCAAGTGAAGATTGAGCCATTTATCGTCTATGCGGCGTCACTATCGCCAGCGATTTGTTACGTGGGAATTCGTGCAGACGAGACAAGCGAGCGCGCAGGCACGGACTGGAAAGGCGTTGAAGGCGTGAAGCAGGACTGTCCGTTGGTGCGGTGGGGTTGGGGCATAAACGACGTGCTTGGGTATCTTGCAAAACGCGGTGTAGAAGTTCCTGCAAGGACAGATTGCGATTGTTGCTTTTTCCAGCGCATCTCGGAATGGTGGCGGCTCTGGAAGAATCACCCCGACCGCTGGCGAGAAGTGATTGCTCTTGAGAAATGGTCCGGGCACACGTTCAGGACCGAAGGCAAAGATTCATGGCCTGTGAGCATCGAGGATTTAGGCAAGAAATTCGAGGCTGGCTACGTTCCCAAAGGTGCGGCACAAATGACGCTTAAACTGGACGCTTCGCAACGACCAACAATGTGTGCATGGTGCGCAAGATGAACCTTGCCAGCATTACCGTTGAGATCGAATCTGCGCGTCTAGAATTCCGTCGCGAGAATCGCAAGCACTGGCACCGGAAGCGTGGCACGGACACGGTGCGGTATTACGCGCTGGACGACGCGACCGAACGCAGGATTGGGGAGATTGCTGAGCACCTAGCGAAGCTCCACGCGACTCGCGGTATTCTTGTGGTGAAAGAGTTGACAGAACGAGATAGCGGGCGTAGAAGTGCCACGTAAATCCGATTCGGTGTCTGATTTGGTTCGTCGCAGGGGCTACCCGCCCACAAGCACCGACTTGGATTTACAACTGCGACGAATCTTTTATGAAACGAGACGATATTCACCGACAATACGTCACCACCGCTCTGGCTTTATGCGCTCCTGCGGTACGAATGGTTCAAGTCACCGCTGGCAGAGATCCTGAAAATGAAGATTCATGGTGGTGCGTGACTATACCCGTGCTCGCAATTCAAACGGAATTCAGGCAGCGTTATTATATCTATTCCTCAGGATTTCCTGATTTACCAAACAATCCAGATGAACGATTAGATCAAGGTTGGAGAGATGATGGAGTCGAAACCGTCATAAGCGCACTCGTGCTAGACGTAGATTACGGACTTATTTCCACTCAGGACGAGCTGATGAAAGACGATTGCTACAATTCGGCGAGCACACTCGTTGAGCTTCCGTGGTCTTACGACGAAACCAAGGACGCCGCCGCTGTTGAAAAGTGCGTGCCGGAACTTCGCCGTAAGGCAAATTACAAGATCGAATTCGAAGCCAAAGCCAAGGCAAGACGACAATCCGCACCCGCATGACCACCCGCACCAATCGCCTCGCTTTGCTCGAAGAAGCCACCCGCATAGCGGCACGCGCCGAACACCTCGTCATCCGGTGGCGCGCAGCTGCCGACCTCGCCGACGTGAACCTGGGCGCGGCTACCGCACCCACACTTCGCGCCGAATTGCGTACTCGCATCGCGACGCTACGTCGCTGCGCCAATCAGCTCGCCGCGCTCCTGCGCCCGCGACCGTGAACAATCTCTCCGAGCACAATTTGGACTGGGCGCGGCACATGATTTACAGCCTGCGCAATGATTCAGGTCGAGCTGTGAGCACGACGGTTAGGAACCGGAGCATTGTGGAGCACGACGCGAAGAAATGGATTGCCGGCGAGTCTTGGGACCAAAACAATATCAATGAGAAGTCCAAATGGGCGGCGCTGAAAGAGCCATGAAGATCGAAATCGAAGAAGGCGCTGCTTGGTGCTGCACCGTTATTTGCATCGCTATCATCATCGTCGTATATCTGCTGACTGGAAAATGATTACCCGAAATGCACCGCTCGTTGATCGACGGCTCACTTACGCCGACATGAAGGAACTGGTCGCACTCGGCAAAGCGCGTGGCTGGCTGAGCGTCCGCTCCGACCCGGCCGCGGCGCCGATTGTGTGGGCCGGGAAAGAGCCTGCGCGAGTGCGCAAGACCGCGCCAGAGGCTAAGCCATGACCGAGAAAGAGATTCGCGCCGAGTGGATGATGCGTTATCACGAACGGCTTGGATTGCTCATTGATGGCGACCGCGACCCGACCGCTGAGGAAGACGCCGCCGCCAAATCCTGCGCCGACCAATGGCTGCGGGATTGGCGCAGGCAGGAGCAAATGCCGTGAACGATCAAGCACTTATCGCGGATCTGAAACGAGCCGTGTCCGATCTGTTCAATGCGCGAGAGGAATGCGCGGCGTTGCGGGCGCAGATGGAAACCGTGGCCAAAGGCAGCTTCGATGCGACGGCTGTGATGGCTGAGGAAAACAGGCTGTTGCGCGACCAACTCGGTCAAGCACGCGCTGACGTGGCCAAGCTCAGGGGCGCGTTGAAAAAGATTACACAAGAACTGAGCAACAACCACCAAAGTCATTACACCGCTCTTGACGCCCTCGATGCCACGTTCAAGCCATGAGCGCACTTGCAAAACGCTCTCACCGCCGACTCGACGCTCTGAAACGGGCGGTTAAGCTAGTGAAGAAGTGGCGAGAGGAAGCTGACGATACGCCTTCGCGCGTAAACGATTTCAAGGCCATTACGCTTTGCTATTGCGCTGAACAACTCGAATCCGCACTTAACGGCACTCCACCGAAGCCATGAGGAAACGCACCAAACGCCGGCGCGGCATTCCAATTCCCACATTGTGCGAAGCCCACGGACGAGACAACGACCGTGAATATGGCCACGGCGCGTTGCCCATCATAGGGTTCAAAGAGGGTCCGTCCAAACGCTACCTAGAGTGGCTGAAAGTAAAGAATTTCCTCGAAGAACTTTCTTCCAACGAACATTCTTGGATTGGGCAGGTAACCACCGGAGAATGGCCAATGGAACCGATGCTAGATAGGTTTGCCAGATTCATCCAGTCTGCGGACTGGCCAACAACCACGTCACACGACTGGGTTCCGGTCGCACCGGGATTCCCGGCACGCCCATGACCCATCCCTTTCGCGTGAGACTTGAGCTGTGACCACCCACCAAGCCAACGTGCTCGCTGAATGGGTCGAGTGCTGCGCCCGGTTGCAGCAGTTCGGCGAGTCCTGGATTGAAAGCGAACCGGGCAACTCATCCATCGAACGGGTCTTCCTGCTTTCGGTGTCCTCCATGCTGGTGATGCAAATGATGCACGATACCAACGATGATTCCAATCTGCCTAAACGCATATCCCAAATGAACAACGCACTCGCCCGTGCTGCCACCAAAATCGCTAACGAGCTTTCGCGTGAGACTTGACCGGGGCGGGTAGGGGATTAACCTCACGCCAAGGGCAAGCCCGGCGTCACGGCGGCGCATCGGCGCTCGGCCACGCCGGGAGTGACCTTTGAGTTTGACCTGTGAATGATCTAGATCAAAATTAAATCCTATGCACGATCCACTGACGGTCGCCTTTGAAATCCGAAATCCTTGGTTCAAATACAAGCCGTGGCCGAAGAAACATCGCTACGGCCATGAGAAAAGATTCGCATGGGAACATCGAATGACGGACGAGGAAAAATCCAGGTGCGACCGTCACTGGCCGGAAGGCTACCGGGAATCTTTCATCACGATCTGGCACAAAGATCCTGAGCGCGACGGTTCGGACGACTCTTGCGGGTTCACCTACCCAAAGCTCACCAAGAAACAGATCGAACGCCTCCACAATGTCGCCTGGAGCGAATCTCGGCATCCGCATTTCCTAGCCTGCAAATCCAAGGAATGGAGCGGCACGAACATTGAAGCGGTCAGCCTTTACGAAGGAATGGTTCTGTTGGTGGTCGAGGCGTTGAATATAAAAGTCGGCATGGATTTTGTGCGTCGTTACGCCGTGCGTTCGATTCATCATGCCGACTGCGTTAATCCCGGCGGAATATTTTGCTTTCTGCCCGGGTACCACACAAACTTCGAGGAAGACACCGAGGAAAGGCGGCAGGAACATTTTCGCGGCATCCTGTGCGGCGTGGCGCGCGGCGTTCTTTACGAGCTGCGTCCCTGGTATAAGTTCCCGCGCTGGCATTTCTGGCATTGGCGATTCCAGATTCACCCTTGGCAATCATTCAAACGCTGGGCTTTCGACCGATGCGCCAAGTGCGGTAAAGAATTTCACTGGGGCGAATCTGTGATCGGCAACGGAGGAAACCGCGTCTGGCACAACCAGTGCGATGGTTCCAAGTAAAAAGAGTAATTCCCCCACCGCCTCCCCGCAGATGATGCGCAGGCCGGTCATGGCGCCATCCAGTGTTCTTGAATCATGCTCCTGACTCGTTTTGCTTTGCAAATCCAACCCCAGTTCTTTTCTCTGTCCATCCACCAGTCCTTGACGTGCCCCTCCCGTTCGTCCGCCAGTTGAAATCGCACGTACTCGAAAATCAGTTCCGAGAATTCCTCCCAGTCGTATTGCGTAGCCACCATCGCTTTGAATTCCCGCCACATGACCACAGTAGGACGGCGTTGGCTTCGGATTTCATTCAGAATCTCCCTGTGTCTCTTTTGGAACTCCCTCACGTAACTCGGCGCATACCCGTGTTCGCTACGGTGACAATCCCGGCACAGCGTTTCCAAGTCCTCCAGCAACGTGTCTTCCCACCGCTTTCGGTAAACCTTGTGATGGGCGTTCAATCCCTTAGCTCCACCGCACCGCAAACACCCGCCATCCCGCGCCTTGGCCTGTTCGCTCAGCGCCTTCCAGAAGTCCGTTTTTAGAAATTCCCGGTAAGCCTTCTGACGTTGGGTCATAGTCCAATAACTCTAAACCAGTTCCACCCAATCCCACTATACTCTTTTCGCATACTCACACCCTGACTATACTTTTTAGGTATGCTCAATACTCAACTTCATTGGCCTTTCCACAAAATCACACATGGTAAGCAAATACTCACCGAAACCTTTTTGCTCGACAGAAACCCCAATTCCCCCTTAAGAATCCCCCTGGACATCGCGGTCCAGTGCCTTTCCCAATTGCTTCTGGTGTCGAGCAGGCCATAGCCTGCGACGTGCGACATCTCTACATCGTTCAGTGCGACCAACTTGGCTCAGGATTCGAAGGCTCTTCCAGAAACCCAGTCCTCTCTTAAACGGGAGTCTCATGAAATGACCGAAAGCCTATTAGCGCCCCCTACGCCCGACCCCGCCGGGACGGTCAGGCGCGCAAGGAGACTCCTGAAGCATGCTTTCCTTCGAGGCCAGGGCAGCGAGCCTAGAGGAGCGCAACGGCCGGCGGAAGACTCGCGACCAGGTGCGTGGTGCAACCGATCAGGGCGTCGGCTCGGTCGGAGGCTTAGGCGCGTCGGAGACTGGCGCGACTCGGACGGGCGATACGGCGGGGCGGCGCTTGGTCTTGGGCTTGCGCTCGGGGCGCAGTGAGCCGGGCAATGGGCGGCCTCGAGCGATACGCCCGCGTTCGTCGGCTTCTGACCAGGCTTTGACGCACGCAGCGAAGTCACGGGCACGCGCACAGAGGTCTTCTGAGGGATTGAGAACAGTCACACCAGCAACGTCGAGGGCGAACCTGAAGGCAACTTCACGCAAGCGATAGGCCTGCATGCGAGCGGCGTTTCCGCGCACTTGGCCATCAATCGGGTCTGTGGCAGCTGCTGTGGCGGATTCTGAGGCCATATCGCGATTGAACGCTAAAGCCTCGTGGCGAGGCACGCAAGCGCGAATGCGGGGCGTTCTAGGCGCCAGTTAAGGGTCGGTGGAGCTGAGTCAGGGGCTGGCTTGGGGCGTGAGGGGAAAGAAAAAGGCCATTGGGTGAGCAATGGCCTTGAGGGAGAGGGGGTGAATCAGGCGGGTTGCTGCTGAATCCAAGCTGGTGCGGGTGCTTTGCCGGCTTTGACATTGAGACCGCGCTCGAAGCCTCTGAAGTATTCGGGGCTTGTATCTGGATCGGTTGCTTTGGTGCCGCCGTTGAGAGCCGCCATGTAACCAAAGACGTAGGGCAGCCAATCGGCCGGCCGCACGTTGTCTATGGTGTCTTGAGGCACACCATACATCTTTGCCATAATCCGGGCGCTTGGATCACCGGATTCAACGCCACGTTGCATGGCGCTTGTGATGTCACCGGTCATAAACTCGCGGGCGGTTGAGCCGATTTTGTTCACGGGCCGATTGTCGAGGCGATCGTTGAGTTTGTCCTCGTCGCGCAGTTCGTTGGCGAGCTTGTAAGCGGCTCTCAGGAGTTTGCGGGCGTTGCCGCCGGACCACGAGTCAAGCGGCGCGTGGCACCCGTAGGAATTGCAACACTCAGCAATAACTTCATCAGACGGATTTTCAATGTGCTCCTGCCCGCAGCATTTGAGAGCGGATTGAATGTTATCGGGTGAGAGTTCGTTGAGAGCGACCAAGCGCAGTTCGACCACGTACTTTGGCTGGCCTTCGTTGTCGCGGCCGCACGCATCGTCCATGTTTATCAGTTCGACGAACTGGAATTTACGGGCGCCGATGCAGCGTGAGTTGGTGCCGCCATAGTCGAGCATGTTCGCATCGCCGTTATACTGCCATTTGATTGGTTTCATTTTGTCCTAAAGAGCCGCGCGGCCGTTGGTGAAAACTACGCATCGGAGCGATGCGCAGACAACAGCGCGCGCGGCAAAGGGAGTTTGGTTTAGCAGTTCAGTTTTCACGTTGAACGGATTACTTGTCGCACATGTCGCGATTGAGCGCAACGACAATCGGAAAGAAAAGCGCCCGGTTTAAGGCCGGGCGTTGGTGGGAGGGGTGAGGGGATTACCAAGAGTTATCGTTTTGGGGGAAATCTTGGTTCCAAGGTTTAGCGGTGGCCTTGAGTTTGCGGCGCCGTTCAAACTCGTTGGCATAGACACGGCGCAACGCGAACAGCTCTTTGCTGGTGTAAGGGGCAATGGCTTCGATTTGCTGGCGCACCCAAGTGGCGTTTGCGCTCAATTCTTGGTCTGTGAGTGTGCAGGCTTTGTCTGGTTGAGCATTCATGGTGCGGGCTGGGTTGAGTTGAGGGCGATGCGGGCTTGTTCGTGGACCGAGACACGATACTGAGGATCTACCGGGTGCGTGAACGACAATTTCAGCATGGCCTCCAGCGCCGCGCGGAGTTTGGCGTTGTCTGCTTTGAGTGCGTCGCGTTCTTTGAGCAGGTCAGGGGCTTGAGCGATTAGCGCGGCGTTTTCTTTCATTAACTCGCCTTGGCACGTGCAGACGTAATGACCCCACTCGTCAATTACGCAATGCGCGTGATAATCGTTTACTTTCCACGGAGTGTTTTTCCACGGTCCCGGAGTGTGCGCGTTCACAGAGCACCTTCTTTCTGTGCTTGGCGTTGTTTGCTCCAAGCAAGCGTCGCTTTGGCGTGTTCAAGCTCGTCGGCAGTGAACAGGTCCGGGAACGCGGTTGCGACGTAAGCCCAATCGCAATCTTCCTCGAACCATTCCGGGCAACCGCAGAAGGTTTTCACCGGGCCATGAACGGCGTGGAGTTGCGTGAGTTGTTCGTCGGCGACGAAGAATCCGCCGTGGCTTGGCGTCGAATAGAACACGATGCCTTTGCCGTAGTGTGTGCCGCAGTCCGAAACGCCCCACGGCGTTGGTATGCGGGCTTGATAGTCGTTATGTCTGTTCATTGGATTAAAGAGCCCCGTGCCCGCCCGGTGAATGCCCGCGTCAACTGGACACGGGGCAGGCGAACAACGGGGCAAATGGAGTTGATTTGATGGGTGAGCATTCACGTTCACGCGCTATCTTTCGCACACCGCTGAAAATATGTCAAATAAATAATTGACGATCTTTTGCGTGTCGTGGTAATTTTCTTCCGCGATGAGCAAGACCTGTATTCAGAACGGTTGCAAAGCCAGGCGATATTCTCGCGGCTTGTGTAACGCGCATTACCAATCGGCGGCGTACGCGGTTCGCATGGGCAACACCTCGTGGCCGAAGCTGGAGAAGCAGAAACAGGCGTTGCCCAGCCAGAAACCACGGCACGACTGGAGCGTGCCCGCATAATCGGAAACCAAATCAACTAAGGAGCAATGACAACCACACTAGACGAGCCGCGCGTGCTCGAAATCATGCGCCGGGAACAGGCCAAAGCGCAGGCCAGAGCCGATGAGCTTTGGGAACGACTGAAGGTCGCCGAGGCTGAAATGAAACCGTTCAAAGACGTTTACGACGCGCTGGTGCAGGAATGGTCACAGGTGCATGGGATGGCGCAATCGCTTGCGGCGTGCCTCGCGGCCAAAGCGCAGGAAGCGACGGTGGCAGCGTGAGCACCGAACGCGAAACGCCTTGCATGGACGAGAGCGACGTTGCCAACGAGCGCATCGCCGCGATTGTAGCCGACCGCAACGCGCTCCTGGCCGAGTGCGAGGCATGGCGATTGGCCGCGCTGAACACCAGCATTTGCGTCGCAGGCACGGACCTAAGCACACCGGAGAAGTATCTAGCCGCGCAAGCCGCCGCGATTACGGCGAAGCTGGACGAATTGATTGCGCTCAAAGCACGATTGGAGAAGCCATGAGAAATCTATTTGAAGCGGACGTTTTACGGCTTGGCTATGTTGGCCGGCAACCCGGCAGGCGAGACAGTGATTCATGGTTTACGCCATCGCAATACATCGAGGCCGCGAGGTCGGTGCTGGGCAAAGTCTATCTGGACCCGTTCTCAAGCGATGTGGCCAACCTGACGGTGGGCGCGAAGTTGTATTACACCGAGGCCCAAGATGGATTCAAACAAAGCTGGCTAGCGAAAACTGTCTGGATGAACCCGCCTTATGGTCGGCTATGTCGGCCTGCGATTGAGAAGTTTGTTTACGAATTTGGTTCCGGGCATTTCAAGGCGGGCATCGTCCTCGTGAACAATGCAACCGAAACGCGCATGTTCCAGTTGCTCATCGAGGTCTCAAGCGCGGTCTGTTTTACGAATCACCGGATTTCATTCTACAACGCGGACGGCAAACGCATATCGGGAAACACAAGAGGCCAAGCCTTTTTCTATGTGGCAAAACGTCCAGACATCGCTTTGTTCAGCCGCGTTTTCTCAGCATTCGGAAAGGTTCTGCCCTGCAAATAAGGAACCTATGAGTCGAGACACGCGGACTGGCGGTGTGATGGAAAACATGATTTTCCCGGCATTGAAACAAGGCGGGTATCAATGGCGAACGCAGGTAAAGATTGGGCGGCGTCCCGGTGGCGGTCGCCATATCGTTGACGCCATCGCAACCAAGGACGGGTGCTTAATCCTCGTGTCATCCAAATGGCAAGAGGTGAGCGGCACCGCCGAGGCTAAAGTGCCGTGGGAAGTTATTTGCCTGATTGCCGCGCTGGAATCGCAGGACTACGAACGCGCTTACCTGATTTTGGGAGGGCCCGGCTGGAGCTTGCGCCGATTCTTCACCGAAGGCGGCTTGCGCCAATACATCAACGGCAGCGAGAACGTCCACATCGTCACGCTGGAAGACTTCGTTGCCAAAGCCAACCAATCAAAGCTATGACCACCGCCGCGCGAGTGCAACGGAGCGATTCGGCGCATTGGTATTCGCGTGCTGGCGAAGCGTGCTACGAAGTCATTGGCAAGAGCACAGGACGCCCACGCCCGACCACGATCCGAGACGCCAGAGAGAGCGATTTGCTTCCATCGACCACGACAATCCTAAAGTGCCTGCATAAACAGGCGCTCGTAGATTGGATAGCAGAGCAAAGTGCATTGGCAGTGCTCACGACGCCGCGGCGCGATGGCGAGGCACTGGACGCTTTTGTGCGCCGGGTGCTGCACGAGGAACGCCAGCAGGACCAAGAAGCGCAAGCTGCCCGCGACCTGGGCACCCGAATTCACGCTGCAATCGAGGAAGGGTTGAACCAACGGACCTATGACGAAAGCCTGAACGCATTCGTCACCCCGGCGCTGAACGCGATTAACGGCATGGGCCGCGTGCTGGAAACCGAAAAGATCGTGGTCGGGGACCGTTACGCCGGCAAGTTCGATGCGCTCACCGAAGGCGAGGCGATTGTCCTATGGGACACAAAAACAAGTAAATCCCTTCCGAAAACCGATAGCTGGTGGGAGCATCAGTGCCAAACCGCTTCGTACGCCAAGGCGCTTGGCAACACAGGTGATAAGCGGATCTGGACGGCGAACCTTTACGTTTCGACCATTGAACCGGGCAAAGTGAAGGTCTGCATTCAAGAGGATTGGGACCGGGCTTGGCAGGCGTTCAAGGCGCTCGTCGATTACTTCTACCTAGCCAACGAGTTATGAACCAAACCTATCCGCCTTCACTCTGCCCGCGTTTTGACCGTTGTTCGGTCAATAATTGCCCTTTGGACCCGAATTACCCGAACCTGTTCATTGACATCGGCGATAAGGAAAAGAAATGCCCGATGGAAAAGGGCGTCCGAAGCAGGATTGGAAACCAGTTCCCCGAATTGCTCCCCATGCTTGGTTTAACGCGGGCTGAATGGGGTAATACACAGGCATATCTCAAAAAACCCCTTGCTGTGAGAACTGCACTGGCTGAAAAGGCTCAGGACAGCCTAAATGCCTTCCGTAAGAGGAAATCTTCAATATGAACCCCCTTTCTGGTAGAGACGATTTGCCGCCAGGCTGCTCGCTCAATGATCTGGACCCGCCCGAGCGCCGCCGCGACCGCGACGAGGACGATGATTTCTGGCGGGATTACTGGCTCTACGCCTCGGAGCGCCGCGAGCGGGAAGAATCACAACGCGGGAATGATGGAGAACCCCATGAATGACAATCAACAGCTCGCAAAGATCGAACCAATGCCGTCCGTCATGGACGAACCGCGTAGCCCCCAAGCCCTTATGCGGCGAGCGACGGACGTGGCCGGGATATGCCGCGAGATTGTCCTGAAGACCGCCTGCGAGATCCAAGGGCGCAAGTTCGTCCGGGTCGAAGGCTGGGAATCAATCGCCACCGCCCACGGTTGCTTTGCCGGCGCCGAAGACGCCGACCGTGTTTACGATACTCAAGGCAACCATATCGGCTACAAGGCTAAAGGCGTGTTGCGCAACTCTCGCGGCGAGGTGATTGCCACCGGGGAAGGCTATGTTGGTTTTGACGAGAAAGACCGCAAAGGCAACCCGACTTGGAAGAACCGGGCCGAATATGCCGGGAAAGCTATGGCTCAGACTCGCGCCATAAGCCGCACATGCCGAGGAGTTTTCGCTCATGTCGTGGTCCTAATAGACGCTGGCCTGTCCACAACGCCCGCCGAGGAGGTGCCGGATGGCGGGTTTGACGATAACGCAAGGGCTTCCAGAGCCAAACCAGCCAATGTTTCTCAATCCCGTGGAACAAATGTTCCACAAACCGCCACCCAAGCGCCTGCCGCGGGCGCGTCACCTTCCGCGCCCGCGCAGGTCGCTACCGAGAAGACCCGCGCATGGTTCCTGGCTGAGATGCGTAAGCGGTTCAAGGACGCCACGCTCCTGATGTACGGCATGGACTTCGGGCCACCTTACGCGCTGATGACCAACGAAAGCCTTGAGGATTGGGCGTTGGGTTGCGTGCCTACGAGCAAAGGCGGTCTCGAAGCCACGATCCAGAATTGCGCGATATTCACCCAGGTCGAGCCAATGTCGCCGCCACCGCCCGCCGCCGCCGCCCCGCAGCCGGCGCAGAGCGAGACGGACCACCACGACGCCGACTGGTATCAATTCCCTGTGCCGTTTGGCAAGGACGCGGGCAAGATGCTTGGTGAACTGGAAAAGAACACGCTTTTTGGGTGGTGGGCCAACTTCACGGTCGAACGCGAGTATAAGGGCAAGCCACGTCCCAAGGACAAGATTGAGACTGATCGCACGTTCCGCGTGATGCTGGATAAAGCTGGCGTCTTCTACAAATTCGAGGAACCGGATTGAGATTGAGAGCGAGACCGACGCTCGCGAGATCGTGAATCGCGTTATCAAGGCGTTTAACAATTTCCAGTAATGAACGACGACGATAAGTTTAATTTTTTCTGCTGCGCTGTTGTCGGCATCGTGTTCAGTGCGATTACGTTCTTTGCAACTCGTGGGTCATGGGAACGCGAAGCCGTGAATCTTGGTCATGCCGAATATTACCTCGACGCCGAGCACCAAAGGCAATGGCGTTGGCGCACCAACCTGAACGCATGGGTGCATGTCGAGCAGGCTACCAACGGCAATTTTGTCGTCACCTTTCCGCAGTCCAGTGACCAGAGCGTGACGATCAACAAACCATGACCTTGCTGGCGCACTCACCTGAGCACCTTTAGGGGATTGATATGAGCGACGGTAAATCCATTGAGAGCTTGCATCCACGCGCTCGCAATTGCCTCAATGAAATCATGAGATCCACCAAGCTGAGCGAGGACGAGTTGCGGCATTGCATCGCGTCTGGAATGCTCAAGCCGATTAAGTGGCGCAATATCGGCGTGAAAATGCAGCAGCAAATTTTGGAGTGGAGCAATGTCCCGATGCGTTGCCCGACCTGCAAACAAATCTGGCCGGTGAAGAAACCCGCGAGCGCCACGGCGCACAAATAAATTATGGACAAAATCAAAACACTCAGCGCGGCGATACGGTACGGCAGCACGTTCATCAAAGAGGTGCCGCAGTTTATGATAGGGCGGGAATGCGGCTGCGCTATCGGCACCGCTTATCTCGCATGTGTCGATACCGAAACATCTGTTTACCCTGGGTCAGACATCTTATTCACATCGGTCGCACAACGCTTCCAAGTTCCGCGCTCGATGTTGGAAGTGGTATCACGCGAGCACTTCACTGACCGCATGACGCGCGCCCAGTGCGCCGACTGGCTGGAGGCACAAGGGTATTGAGGACCACGGCGCATAAGGCACCATGAGCAACTGGACGCCAGAGCAGTTCAAGGAATACGCGCAGCGCCGGCTGAAGCAAGAGGAGCCTGCGCGGGCGAAGATGGCCGGCACGCGCAGCGGCTATGCGCCGGGCTACAACACGGCGGTCGTGACGGCGTTCTTTCGCGAGCATGAAATTCCAGAGCCGCGATACGAGTATCAATTTGATCCAGACCGCCGCTGGCGTTGGGATTTGGCTTGGTTCATAAACGACCACAAAGGCGTTCGTGGCATTGCTTTGGAGTGCAACGGAGGATTGTGGAGTGGCGGTGCTCACGTACGGCCGGCGAGAATGCTCAAGGAATACGAGAAGTGGAACGAAGGCACGGCCCGAGGTTGGCGGATTTTGTTCTGCACGCCTCAAACGCTTTGCACTGCCGCCACTGCCGATCTTGTGCGTCGGTGCCTTGGATTATGAAAACAAACCCACCAGTAGCAAAGAACCGTAACAACCGTAAGCAACTCGTTCATGGCCGAAACGCCTTGCAACGGGTCCACAAGTATTTCCCGAACGTCAAGAAGGTGATTGACGCGAAGGAATCAATCTTCCTCGAAGTGACGGACAAGGATCTCGCCAAAGCCTCGAAGAAAGATCCGAAGAACTGCGCTCTGGCGCGGGCGTGTAAACGGCAGGAAGGCGCTGAGGGCGCGATTATCGGTATCGGCACCAGCTACGTCATCAAGGATAACGTGGCCACCAGGTTCCTGACTTCGGCGGCGGTCGGACGCGAGATTGTGAGCTTCGACCGGCACGGCGAGTTTCAACCGGGCAGTTCCTACACGCTCAGCGCCATTCCGCCAACGCTGCATTTGACCAGCGGACGCAAGATCCGGCGCGTGCCGAAGTCCAAGAATCGCGATATTGTCCACCGACACCGCACCGCCAACATTCGCGTTCTATGAACCTCGAAATACCAATGGATCCCGCCGCTGTGCGAGCGTTGGTAAATCACGCAAAGGAAGTCGCTGATTTGAACGCCGAAGCGAACGCGCTCATGGTAGAGTTCATTGCTGAGCAAAAACGCCTCGAAGCCGAACTCACTGACCTGCGCGAAACAAATGCCGCTCTGCGCGAGTTGTTGCGCGAGGTAGCGCCACAGCGCGAGCTTAAACGAAAGCCATGAAAACCGCCCTCGAATGGTATCGCGAACTGTACCAGCGTAGTGGTGGCGCTACCGAAGCAGACATTGCCGCTATCCAGGCGGACGCGCTGGACGGCTTGCGCGACAGGTTCGCCTGCGCGGCGCTAACGGGATTGCTCGCGGGCGACACCCTACACGAACCACTCTGCGGGCCTCTCGCTGAATCTGCTTATAATCTCGCTGACGCCATGATGGTTCGGCGCGCACAACAAACAACCGCTTCTTTAGAAGAAGCAAAGCAAACCGTACCGCATGAATAAGGAACCGCTTATCAACGACAATGGCCTGCGCGGGTTCTCGTGGTGGATGGCGATAATGAACGTCGGATACTTCTGGACGCACGGTGATACCGATCCGTACGGCAGTCTATGGTGCTTCGTCATGACGATACTTTTGATCTGGCTTCTGCACATTGACATAGAGCGGAAACAAGCACCAACAACAACCGGCGCACCCGCGCCTACACCAGAGCCATGACCGAGCACGAACAGCGCGTGGCGATTGCGGAGTGGATGGGCTATGTCGTGTCGCACGGCGGTAATGTTGAAGGCAAGTACGTCGCGCAAGGTTCCACGGTCATGCCAATGCCCGACTACACCCGCGACCTGAACGCGATGCACGAGGTGCTCGCACGGCTAGAATCCAACGGCTCTTGGCGCAAGTGGATTTGGTGGCTTGAGCATCGGATGAATTTGGGCCATATCGAAGACGGTTGCCGAGAGCGCGATACGACAACGGAGATGCTGTTGATTAACGCCACCGCCGCCCAAAGATGCGAAGCCCTGCTGCGCACGCTGGGCTTGTGGCGCGACGAGCCATCAGAGCCATGACCTTCACCTGGTTCGCCATATTCACGTCGTGGGCGGTGCTCGCCGCCGTTGACCTCGCTTTGGCCGTGGCGTTCGCGCCGCATCCCGTGACGTGGCTGTTTACCGCGATTGCTTCACTTTGCGGCGTGTTCGCTGGCCGCGCCTTGCACAAGGCCAACGTCGAACGCCGCTTCCGCCACGTCGAAGATGTCGCCAAACGGGAATTGCTGCTGATGGAGAAGTGCGCCGAACACGCTAATCGGCTCGGTTGGGAGTGGCACCGCGACCAACTCGGTGCGGCGTGCGAGGAAATGCGCCGTATCGTGGGGGACTGACTACTTCGCTGTAGCGGCAGCGATGGAAGCAATGAGGCGTAAGATCTCCACAAAATTTGTGCTCGACGCGCTCTCGCTCAAGCCCGCCAAGGAAGTCGATTGTGATTTGTCCGTTGTGGTGGCCCGCAGCTTGGTCAAGTTGCTCTGAGCATCAAAGAGGGTCAGAACGTAAATGTGGGTGGTGCGCTTGGTGCCGTCCTGAGCCATCTCGACTTGCTCTGAGTGAAATCGAGCGCACCCGCCTGTGACGAGCGCCAGCAACAGGATTGGGATGATCTTTTTCATGGCTACATCGCCGGCCTGAGCACGACGTTGGAATAATCCGATACGAGACCATTCTTCGTCGCCCTTATGCGATAGGCGTAGTCGTTCTTCCGCCGTAGGTTGGTCCGTACATAGGTCGCCGTGCCCGCCGACAC